TAGTAGAGAGTATAGAATGGGTGTTTCATTTTTCTGAAATAATTTTTTGTAGTGAAGTTTTGATATTTTTGGTAATTTGTTTTTCAAAGTCCTCCCTTCGTTTTTCAACTTCGTTGTCAAACAATTTGATTAATTGATTCCATGACCTGTCATTCATCAGTACATCATATGCGTACACATGGTTAATAATTTTTACACGATGGGATTCTAAAATAATAAAAATTTGACTGTTTTCACTTCTAATGTATCTCTTACCCGTAATAGGAGTTAGTAACATTATTGAGTCAGGTTCGTAAATAAACTTTTTACAAACTGCAATACAGTCCCGTTCATAGATTGACCTTTCCTGTTCGGTATTCAAATACCGAAATAACTTCAAAGCCAGTTTCTGAATGAAACGACGAAATGTGTGGTTCAAATTTTTCATTACCATTATCTTTGACGACAAAGGTAAATCAAACTTTTTAGATTAACAATAGGCTCCCGAACATCTTTTCTTTCCGTCAAGACCTGGTTGTTTTCCTTTACATACTTGTACCGCGTAACCATTTGCATACGCTGAGGGATACACATCGTACTTAGCTTTAGCCGCTGCTTTGCCACGTGCACATAACTTAGTGCCGGTTTTTCTTCTTCCCTCCATTACCGTGAGGTCATCCATCATTACCATATCTTCGTCAGAATCTTGAGTTTCGTTCATCAAAAAGTCAAAAACTTGGTCCAAATTTTCCTTGGCAACTGTGATGTGGTCATCAGCCCAATCGTGCCCATTTTCCAAAATTTGATGAATCATGTCATCGTCCAACTCTAAAAGCAATTCTGCTTGTCTTTTGATTTGTTCAAGATTACTGAAGAACATATATCTATTGTTCTCGTGTTCTGCCTCAGTGATTGCTTTACGTACTATTCTTTGAATGTCCGTCTCAGTTAATTTTACGATTTTCATTTTTTATTAACTATTTGGAATTGTAATGTGTCTTTATAAATATCTTTCTCCCCGCTAGTATTTACTCGAATATCAACAAAATACTCATTAGGTATTTTGTCTCTCATATCAAAGATGAAATAATATTCATTAGGTGTTCTGTTTACAGGTGTCCAATTTTGGACCTGCACCTCTGTAGTCCCCTCCATTACATACACTCGGTAGTATATGTCGATGTTCTGAAGTAGGGTTTGTGCCGTCCATTGTTTTTTAGCAACTACCCCCACTTTTCGAATTTCAGTGTTAAGGATTTTTTCGTTTTGAAGAATTCCGTAGAAACTAAATCCGAATTTTTCGGGTTCTCTTGACAGGCTTCCGATGTTGATACCAGCTGTGTAGGCTTGGAGTATAAATTGATTTTGTACATTAGGAAGTGATTGACCATTGATTGTCAATCCTGTCCACACATCATAGAATAAACAAGGTACTGGTTGAGCGGTGAATATATTAGGTACTGTCACTTCATAAACACCTTTTGTAACCTGACACGTTGTAAGTCCCGAACCCCCCGTAACAACATCACCATTTTGGTCTTCGATATTAACACCAGGTAGATTATCTAAATTGGCGAAATCACCGTTTTGGTAAACATACAAGTAAAGTTTGTTGGTTTGGTTTTTCAAGAATACGTTTCTGTCATCTTGAATCAAATCATTGTAATCGGTAAGAAGATAAGGTTGGTAGAAGGTTTGGGTGTATTTTCCAAAGAATCCTACGGAGTATGAGTCTGTTAATCCTGTGATATTTTCAATATCGGGTTTGTAGGCAATTCCCCATCCTGTAACACCTGTAATCGAACCGTTAAGTATTCCGTTGATTTCGTTGGTCATATTGAACTGAATGTCTTCGTTACCCAATTCAAAGTGTTGTTCATCAACTATTGTCAGTGCAGAATAGTTTAACCCTGTAATGGACAGTTGATTGTTTCTATTATCGTAGATACCAGGGTAAGACCAATTTTTGACAGTTGTTGTTTGATACCAGTTGGATGGTCTTAATGAAAACATTTTGTCATTGAATTGTTCCAAGGCACTTAGTTGTCCTGACAATCCGTTCTTGGTGGTTCCAAAATCATTGTAGTCATATCCTACACCCTCATCCCAAAATTGTGGTTCACCTGTTGTTCCCGAAAATTTCGGAATTCTGAAAAGTATCAAATCAAATGATGTGGCTCTTTTTCTTCCGTTACTCATACTTGTGTTGAGCAGGTCGTCGTCAAATGATGATGTGTTGGTCATCATCAATGTATGTGTCATTCCTGTTGTACATCCCGTTGAAATGACCTTATCTGCAATCATTTCTTCAAGACCAATTAAGTCCAAATCGAAAATAAATCTCGTGAATCCAAAGTTTGGGACAATTAAGTTCGAACTACCAAAGTTCAACTCTACGACAGGGTTTCTGCATGTATTTGTATACAAATTCGAAATTAAAGTATTGTTTCGACTAAAATAAGACCTATAAATTGACATTTAGTTTTTCTTTATAAATATCAATTCAAACGAATATATTGATTCAATACTTTTTGGTAGGCGTCATTTAGTTGTTGGACTAAATTTTGAACGGAAGAGCCGTCTTCCGTAATAGAAATGGGGGGTTCACCAGGAAATCCGTGGGTGTGTGAAACTAAAAATCTAACAATAACATTAAGGAGTTCAAGGAGTTCTTCACCCCTTACTGAACTCGATGTATTTGGCATGATTTGGAGAGCGAAGGTTTGTTCATCAATCCCATACAAATTGTTGTCGAAATTAATTTTTGCTTTACCAGGTATTTGTGAAAGTTGTGATAAAAGAAAGACGTGTTGGGCTGCCATGGCACCATAGGTTTCAGGAAGTGAGTTTGTTTCAATTTTTCTAAAACTTTTTGGTTTGAACTGCACGGGGTCTCCAACCCTATCTTGTTGATAAATTAGTCCATAACCCCCAATTTTATCTGTTGGAATTAATTTGATACTTGAAAAAACCTTGGTAAGGTTTTGTCTAACCACAGTAAGACCTGTGGTTTGCATTGTTTGATAGAAGTTGAGAGATGGTCTGTAAAAAATTGGGAATTTTTCATCCAATACATTAAACAAGATTGTACCTTCACCAGTTTTCAACTTCGAATTACACTCACTAACGAAGTTATTTATGTATTTGATGACATTGTCCAATGACAACATAGTAAAGGTCTGAGAAGCTCTAATAAACTTATAATCCTCAACATTTGTGTCAACTTTCAAGTTCTGAGATGTTGTAATTCTATTTGGTAAGAGTTTATAGAGTCTTACACTCCCATTGAATAAATCGAATGTGTTTTCGGGATTAACAATTTCATACTCAATGAGGTAATTAACCTGTACATTCTGTATTTTTGCCTCTGCTTGTTTTACAGTACCCCCAACAGTTGTTTTTGTTTGAAATTTACTAAGTTGAATAAAGGCTCGGTTTTTATTTCCTACAGGGTCTCTGTCAGAAATTAATTCTCCATTGTATTTTCCCGCCCTCAGTAACACTTCATTTTCCTTGAGAACAACGTCCGTTGACCCACGACCCAAAATAGCAACATCTCCAGGGTCTGGAAATACTCCATTTGGGTCAGGGTTTTTATAAGTTCCATCGGGATTTCTCAAATTTTTTGCTCCGATTATTTGAACACCCGAAATGTCAGTATATTTTTGAGACTCGTTAAAATTTTCTTGAACTATATTCTGAATTCGGTTAAATGGTCCTTGGATGTAATATGCATTCAAGAACTGAGCACCATTTGGTTCGTGATAATATATTTGAACTAATTCATCTATTTTTGGGACTGCCCAAATATAAAGTGGTAAAAGAGAATTAAATACGAAAGGGTCCTTGTCCGTCCAATAATCTTGTGGACCAAAACCTTGATAACTCTTTTGAATTGCAGAAATATCATCCGTAAGCACTTGAGCTCTTACCCTACCTAAGTTAAGTGGGTCTTGGTTGTCAACAACCACAGCGTAAAACCAAATTCTAGACTGCATTTCTGTTTTGATATTCTTTAAGGATTGTATTATAAAGTTCCTCTACTTTGTCCAAGTATAAGCTTAAACCTAAAATATTTTGTTTGGTAGTTTCAAATTCTTCGGCTAACTGGTCCATGGTCTGTTCCAATCTATTATTAGGGACATTTTTAACATCTTTGGCAACTTCTACCATTACCTTTAATTCTTCTTGTGTCATTACTTTCCTTTTGCAAAAACTTTTATTACTCCCCCCGTTAAAGGTGGTACAATTGCGGTTCCTTCCACTTTTCCATTACGTGTAAATTCATCATATCCCCCTCTTTGAAGTGCGTCCGTAAACCTCACCATTCTATTTGGACTTCCATCGGGTAATGTGCCTGTTTTTAGCCCGTAGGCTTGCATGTATTCAATAGTGTTGAGAATACCTTTCTCTGGTGAAACACCCGGAAGAAACTCCGTTAAAAACAATAGTGCATCGGACAAAGGATTTGGGAGTCGTGGATTTCCGGCAATCAAACTAAGAACTCTTTGAATTTGTTTGATTAAGGACTTACATTCTCGGTAATTTATAAAACCTTGTAATAAGGGTTCAGCATAGTCCAATATACTGTTAATTGCCTTCAGTTGTGCTGACTTAGTTGTCTTGGCAATGTCCCGAAGAATGTTTCTTAGAAGTAATAATAAGTTCTTTTTAAGAAGATTGAAAAGAAGTTCCAAAAAACGGTTGGCAATCCTACCAACAACTCTAAACACAAACTTTCTATTACGTTTGATAAAATCCACTCCATCCGCAATAAGGGGAGACACAAGTTGGTTTATCGTGTTTGCCGAGTTTATCAAGGTATTTCCCGAAGAAATAATACTGTTACCTGAAGTAATTAATTGATTTGCAAATCCGACTACTTGATTGTTTAAGTACTGACTAAATACAGGAATAGGCAATAGAACTTTTGGGGACAAAACAGAGGATACAAGTGCTAAAAATATTTTTTTTAAGAGACTTTCATTGAAAGGATTTGACAAATCAAATCCCACACCACCAAAACCTGTTTGAGAAAATTGTTGTGGTATGGAATCTAAAATACGTTCTATCTCAGCTAATTGTTGTTCGACAGTTGCGTTAGGGTCTAAGTTTTGTGCTTGTTGGAGTAAATTACTGTTATTAACAGGAAGTCTGATGTTGTCACAATCAATAAATTCAATTATACCTTGTTTTTGGTTGTTGGACACTGCGTTTATGTCATTCAATTCTATTTCTGTAAATTCGAAAAAAGAATCGTCGAGGTTGTCAGTTTCAGACAATTTAGCAACCCCTGATACATCAATTTCGTTTGAACCTGGTTCACATATACCTAAAATTCGATTCAGAATAGCAACGAATTTATTCTGATTTTCTATCTGTTTTATTGAGATGGATTGTGCTGCTAAACCAGTTGCTAAGTTCAACAAAACCCCTAAGAAAGACTTAGAATCATATAGTTCTATTGACTCGTAGTAGTCTCCAAGTGCACTAATAATTGTATTGGCAGAATATGATAAGCGTGAAAGTGTAGAACCCGTTGCACCTGATGGGGGAGGACTTCCTTCACGGTCCAATAAAAACACCCTAAAATAATTACCTGATACACCTTCACCATTTTCTTTAGTGTACTCAATATCGAATATGGGTTGACGACTTCTCCCCTGATAATAACTTGGTGAAAATTCATCTCTAAATGTAACACCAGGTTTTTGCAGGAGTTGATTCAACTCAAAGTTCATTGGAAATGGGTCTACTCCGGCGTAGTTGTTGTATTGTGCTAGAGATGTGATTCCCGTTGTCTCATAATATAGTTTACCAATTTCGGTTTGAGCACTTATTGTTAGATTCTTGTTAAAATCAATGTACTCTAAATTCACATAAATTCCCTCTTGTTGGGGAAGTAAAGAAAGTGAGTTCTGAGTTTGTAATCCCGATAATGAAAGACCTCTATAGGTTTCCTGTTGGGTACAGTTGAGTGCTCTGAAAGCCTCCTCTTTAATTATGGTCTTAATTTCCCCTTTCATCTTAAGAACTAAACCGATTAGTTCTTTTCTAATTTGTTGATTGGTATTTGAAAAAGTGGTGCCTGAAGAGCTTTGGTTGATAAGTTGAATTAACTTTGTATAACTATCTTCTTGGTTTCTTTTGTTGCGACTTTGGTTGGCTTCTACAGAATTTTTTTGACCCGCTAAAATTTGAAAAGATTGTACTAAACTATTTCCTCTTTGTCTTTCATCCTGTATTTGACCTTGTCTAGACTCATTGTACGCTTGAAGTGCAGAAATTCTGCTTTGGATTTCATTGTATCCACCACTGATGTCAAATGATTGATTGTTGAAAATTGCCATTCTATTTCATTCTATATGTGGGTTCGTCCGACACATCAGAATCTTTTTCCATCAATTTGTCAATAAGGTCTTCATCCAATTCTGAAAGTGTAAATGATTCTTGGGTGTTATTGGATTTCTCCCAAATAGAACTTTGTAGTCTCGAAAGACTAAGTTTTTTTTCAACACAATCATTAATGATTTTTTGTTGTTTTTCCAAGACAGGACCAATTTCTTTCATATCCTCGGCATCTTTCATCAAGGAAATCATTTTGTTTTGAATTCTGAGTGCAGTATTTCTCTGTTCAACAAGCTCATTGTATATCTCCTGCATCAAAGACAGGATTGAGTCTTTTGAAAAATTAATTTCTTTTTTGTGTGGACGTGGCATACCAATAAATACTGCTAATTAAATTATCTATAATTTTCAATAAAAGTTAAGCTTTCATTCGGATTTGAACAAAAGAATATAATTTTTTGTACTTCTTCATGGAGTTTCGTATTTCTTTCGTAGATAAATTCGTCATCTCTCTAAGAGATAAAAGTATAATGTTTTTGTTAAATTTGTTATTATCGGCACCTGCAAAGATGGTTTCATAGTTTTCAAACAAATCAACTAAAGCATATCCTAATTTGACTTCGTTTTCTGAGAGATGTTCTTTATTAATGTATTCTTTCAGTTCATTAAGATATGTTTGAATTACAACCTCCATTTCGATAGTGTCCGAATCGATGGTGTACATCATATCAGGTCTTTGTTCCAATGAAATAGAAATGTCCTCGTAAGAGACTTTTCTATTCATTTCTTTTTGGTCTTTGATGATTTGACCCATCAAATAATTTTTACAAATAGTACCAAAGTACGAATATGCCTTTTTATTTTTCGCAGGTTTGAACTTGTCAACTTTTGTCATCAAAAAAGAATGTGTATCAACATGAATTTCTCTGAAATCCATGTCTTTACGGTAAAGTTTATATCTACGAATAATAGATGAAATCATCTTATCTAAGGGTGCGCGAAGAAATTCATTATAAATTTGATTTTTTTCTTCGTAACTTTCGGCTAAGAGGAAGGCCTTAACAGCCTCTTCCTCTCTAACATCAAAATAGTTTGTAGTTGTGGCCTTACGTCCCCTTTTTTTTGACGAAACATCCTCGGTTTGTGCCGTTAATGTTTCCAACATCAATCATTTGATATCTCAAAATTTATGGTTCTATCTTCTTTGAAGAAGTATTCTTTTTTTGCGGATTGGACCCAAAACTTGACTTCCTCGTCCAACATTTTTTCGTTACCGAATTTGTAATTCCAAAACAAAGACCCTTCTCTCATGTTTGTGTGTTTGTATCCTAATCTTGGAATAGACATGATAGAAACTGAATTATAAGTCAGTCTAAGTAAGAATTCGTAAACGAAGGTTAGTTTAATCGAAGTTTTGAATCCACCAAAATCTTCAATTACATCTTTTCTGATAACCATACCTGAAGATTGAAAATTCTGATAATCTTGTAAAATATCATTTGTCAAATACCCAACTTCTTGTGCAAAGTTTGCTGCGAAGACTGCCTCATTGGTAAATCCTGCGAAAGCTCCTTTCTCATCCGTATCAACCACGATTGGAAGAAAAGCTTGAACCATGGGATAAAACTCCATGTATTTTCTTACATTATCAAACCAAATGTTCGCGTACTCATCATCAAATTCAAAGATTGAAACCCATTTTCCTGTGGCGTTTTCAATTCCAAAATTTACTTGTGATGCAAAACTTGGTTGTTTGTCCCAAACAACTTTATTGACATTCAAGTCACCAAAATCATAACTGTCAATAATTGAGTTTAACTTTTCTTCGGGAGTAACAACAATTACAACTTCTTTGAGTTTTACTTTTTGATTTTTGATTGATTGAATTGCCTTTTCAAAGTAATCATCAAAGTCCTTAACAACTGATGATTTAATTGGTAGGATGATTGAAATATCTAAAATTTGTTCCATAATTATTCTTCGAATTTTGAAATTTGTTCTTCCATTGATTTTGCTCTCAAATCAAGGTATGATGTGAAAATTTCGATGACACGATTTTCGAAATCTTCTTTAGTTGGTAGTTTATTTACAGTTTCTTCGATGTTTTTATACATTTCTTCGGAGATGTTGTCTTCTAACCAATTCTGAGTCCAATCCGCAATAATGTCTGGTAGAAGAATTTCGTCCTTAATCCAAACACCATTACCCTCGTTCATCCAGTCTGGTACTAAATTAGGAGTCAATCCGATTACAGGTACCCCTACTTTCATCGATTCAAGTGGGAATGTTCCGTATCCACTTTGTCTATCAATCCAAACTGACACAAAACACTCTGAAATTGCATTTGCGAATTCATCTTGAGAGAGTCCTCGTAGGTCTCTGAAGGTAAACCACCTGTATTGTGGAAATCTTAGATAAAAAGTTTTGATAAGATTAATAGTATCTTCTTGTTCTCTCGAATGTACTCCGATGATTGGTAATGCCGGTAATTCTCTTTTTTTGAAAGAGTCCGAAATAAAAGGTTCGACTATGTCGTAACTTTGATTTCTCATTACTTTCGCAATTTGATTTTTTTGGGTTTCCGAAGTAGTAATTGTTTTGTAAAAACCGAACTGATTCCATGTTTGACCGGGTTGTAAAGTTTCTAACATGTACGCATATGATTGTGTCAAAACAATTTTTCCACAAGGGAGGTTTTTTACCTGGTCCATCATAAAACCGAATATCTCAGGTACAACTAAAAAGTCTTCTGCAGCTATTTCTACATTCTGACCTTCAATTACTTGGTGAGGGATTTCATCCATGTAGTTTTGGTTTAACCACGAAGCAACACCTGTATAGTCTGATTTTTCGTGAAGGATTACAACATTGAAACCTTTTGTCTTAAGTGTTAAAGCCATATCATAAATGTATTTGATTGAGGCCTTAGCATTACCTTTTGTATCGTGAATAAAAAAGTAAATTTTTGAATTTTTGTTCCTTAAATTTTCAATCGAACGTTTTACTTTTTCAATTTGAGATTGCTCCATTTTAGTAGTGAGTTATTATTTTTTTATTTAGTAAAGAATTGAAAGCCAATCTGAAGGGTATTGATAATTCTTTGCTTTTAAATCCTAGTTGTTCATCCCCTTCAGATTGTTCACTCATTATGACATCTAACATCAATTTAACCATTTCAAACTTGACGACATTGATTTTATGTTCATTTGTACTTCCACTTAATTCATCGTTAATAATATTTGTCAAATCGATACATTCTTCGATTCTATCGATATCTATGTAATAATTTTCATTCCAAATTGGTATCATCAGTTATAAAATTTTTTAATTCTTTTAGGTTGTCGATGTTCGGCAGGTTGGTTATTTGAGTATTATAAATTGTATTATACTTAATAATTTTTTTATCTGAAGGATGATTTAATAATAAGTCAGGATTTGCGGTAAGTAAAAGGTCAAATTCATCCCAAATTTTGGGTAAGGTTATTTGATTGTAAAAATAAATTTTCTCAATCTGACACCCAAACTTAGATAAAAAAAATAGGGTCGCAGGCTTTGATTTTCCTATTTCGTCTGAAATTATAAAAATTTCGTGGTTGTCTCTGTGGTCGACATAAAATTCGTTCAAATCATTAAACGTGTTATATTCTGTTGATGGTGCGTGTCCAAATATTTCCATACAATGTTCTGTGTACAAAAAATCATAGACTTCGTCATCATCTTTGAACTTTAAGTGATTTTGAATTTTAAGTGAGGTAATTTCAGAAAGTTTTTCATAAACAAAATCTCGTTGTTCATTTAATACATTATCAATATAAAATTTTTCGTAGACCTGCTCAATTTTTTTTATGGTATCCCTCAAGACCCCATTTACCTCAATTGCAATTTTCATTCGTCGTATTTTTCTAAAATTTTTGTAATTAATGGATTTCGTACCACATCTTTTTGAGAAAACTCATGACACAAAATGGAATTCACATTCTTGAATCTTGTAATTGCATCATAAAGACCTGAGTGAGTTTTATCTTTGTATCGGTCGGTCTGTTCCAAATCACCTGATATGAAAAACTTCGAATTGAAACCAATTCTCGTCAATAACAATTTCATTTGGTTGGGAGTAGAATTTTGAGCCTCTTCAAAAATCAAAATTGAGTTGTCGATGTTCATTCCTCTCATATACGCCAAAGCAAAAACTTCGATAACCTCAATTTCTTTCAATTTCTCACGCGCATCCTTACCTATAATTTTATTCAGTAGATAATAAGTTGGAAAAATGTAGGGGTCTAATTTCTCCTCAACGTTTCCCGGTAGGGAACCCAATTTTTCTTCCGCTTCAACAGCCGGCCTTACAATAATAATCTTCTCATAAGGTGTTGTTGGGTCAACTAATAGGTCGACAGCAGCTTTCATTGCTATGTAACTCTTTCCAACACCTGCAGGTCCCGCACAAATCGTAATCTGTCCATCTTTAAGTTTATCATAATATAATCTTTGACTTTCAGTTAAAAACTTTTCTTTAGTTTTTTTCTTCAGAATTGAACATATAATCTCCTTCTTGGTTTTTGGATTTTCTTGTGCCATGTAGGATGGCGTTGGAGTGGGTTTTTTCCTCATAATTAATTTTTGTAATCCTCGTAACTTTTTTGTTCTTGGATTTCTGAACCAGCAACTTGGTTTATTTTATTTTTTATTTCAAACCGTTCATCGTTTGTAAAATAAACCGCCCGAGCTAGTTCAACAAATTTGTCATCAAACTTTTTATTTTTCTCACAAATTCTAATTTGGTCCTCGATGTTCCAAAGTTTTGTATTTGTAATAATTAAATCGTCATATAAATTAAATAAATCTTTATCATTCAAATAAACTTGAGAACGTTCGTAAAGAAGTTCATATTCTTTGGTTACTGAACTTAGTTTTGTTGGTTCCGAAATTTTTTGTTTTTTGATGTGAAGTATTGATAATTTATCGAGTAATTCACCAAGACTTATAGGGATATTCAACATAGTGTTTTTTTTACAATGTAGGTGAATTTTCCGAAAAAAAAACTTTTTATTACCTACGAAGAAAATTTGTTAAATCTTCTGGTGTACCTAATCCCCACATTTTGGCAATTTCATATGTTCTGATTTCTTTATTATCTTGAATTGCCTCATTAAACACGGGGCACACGTAAAACTCATTATTAACCCTCAGATTTTTTTGAATCATTTGTTCGGCGTACTTCACATAATCGGAACCTTTTTTCCAATAATAAACTCCCACTGTTGCTATATCAGAAATAGGATTTTTTTCGGCAACCTCTGTTACCAAACCGTTTTCATTAACCTTAGCAAATGACCATTTAGGGTGGGATGATTTGAAAGTCACAATACCACCATCACAATTGGTCTCCGACATTTTATACATAAATTCATTTGAGTCCCATTCTATGAATTGGTCTGAGTTTGCCATAACTAACGGGTTATCATTATCAATATATTCTTTAGCCAAAAGAGTAGTGCTGGCAGCTCCCTCGGTGATACCGTCAACCTCAACGATTTTACAGTTAGGTGAAACCATACCAAGTAAGGTGTCTAAGTTATATTTTTCCCTGTGTGATTTTTGAACGATGAAAATGTAATTTGCTTTGATGTTCAAGTTTTCTGTTACGACCTTAATCATAGGGTCACCCTCAACATCAATAAGAGGTTTAGGAAAAGTGTATCCCGCTTTTTCAAATCTTGAACCTGCACCTGCCATAGGTATCAGTACATTAAGAGTCTCATCGGTCCATTTAGGTTTCTTCATTTTGAACTTGTTATTTATTTCATTCAATTTTTTATAGAGGTTTTGGATATTAACCTCTTTGGGGGACTTTACTCTAAGTATTGGTGCGTGTGTTCTTGCGGCAGCCAAAAGTCCGTAAGGAGAATCCTCCACAATTAAAGTTTCATCCGCAATAACTCCCATTTCAGAAATAACTCTCCAATAGATTTCAGGATGGGGTTTACTGTTCTTGACATCTTCATTGGATAAGATTTGGTCGAAGTATTCTATGATATTTAATTTGGATAAAACAGTTAGAACTGTTTTTCTAATAGAATTACTACAACAAGCAATCTTGAAACCATCCTCCGACAACTTTTTCAGTAGTTCAATCAAGTTATTTTGTGGTTGAATGTTTTTTAATTTTTCGTTTGTGATTTTTTGTTTGTAATCCCAAATCAAACTATGGTCTTCTATTTTTAGTCCTTTTTCCTGAGTTAACATTTCAAGTTTTTGTTTGGTTTTTAATCCATCATATTTTGATAAATGTTCATTCCAAGAAATGACACACTCAGGGGCATGTATTTTCAATGAATCATTCAATGCTTCGAAGTGTAATTGTTTTGCTTCGATTAACACACCATCCAAATCAAATACTATTAATTTTATCATCGGTATTTTGAAATGTAATCAGAACATATTCCCAAACAATTTATGAGAATATTTTTGTAAACAGTGTTTTCAGGTAATACCCAAATAGAATTTTCATAAACTTTTTTTCCGGGAAAAACCCACGGTATACCTTTGGAGGTTAGAGTGTAATCGTCGGTTTGATGCCAAAAACTATGAATTTTAGGATTTGATAACATTTTTGAAAATGCTTCTCGATTTTTCGCGTGACACCATAATTTTTCATTTTCCAAAAACTCTTCGTTGGTCAAATAAAGCGGTTCGTCATGACCCAAGTAAAATGAGCCATCAACAAACCACACGTCTATTTCAACTTCGTATCCCAAAGACAAAGCCCTTTGTACATAATCTGGCGAGTTTTCTATGTTTACAATTTTACCATCTATGTTTCCCCGATGTGAAATGTAATGTTTAATTGTTGAATTACGCATAATATTCCAACCAATAATTAATCATTTCATCTATCATAGATTCAAACGTATATTTTGGAGCCCAACCTGTTACGTTCCTGAGTTTTGTAGAATCTCCTTTCAAATCGTGTAGTTCTTCTGGTCTTAAAAATTTTTCATCCAATTTGACATAATTTTTATAATCCAAACTTAGTTTACTAAATGTGTAGTCACATAATTCTTTTACGGAATGTGAGATTCCTGTTGAACAAACAAAGTCATCAGAATCTTTTTGTTGAAGGATTAACCACATTGCTTCCACATAATCTTTTGCGTGTCCCCAATCTCTAGTTGCCTCTAAATTTCCAAGCTTGAGTTCAGTTGATAAATTGTAGTAAATTTTGACGGCTTCTTTTACAACTTTATTGGTTACAAAATTAGTTCCTCTTCTTGGTGATTCATGGTTAAATAAAATACCATTCGAAATAAACATGTTATAGGAGTTTCTATAGTTTTTACAAATGTTATATGAAAAAACTTTTGCACATCCGTATGGAGAAACAGGTGTCATTGGGGTTGTCTCCCTCTGAAAACCATCTTCATCTATTGAATTTCCAAACATTTCTGAAGAAGACGCCTGATAAATTTTTATTCGAGAGTCTATTAATCTAACCGCCTCAAGTAAATTAAGTGTTCCCAAACCAGTCACTTGTGCCGTGTAAATTGGCTGGTCAAATGATATCCGCACGTGAGATTGTGCGGCCAAATTATAAATTTCTGTGGGTTTGATTTTTTGTACTACAGAAATTAGTGAGGACAAGTCAATCAAATCCGCATAGTGTAATGTGATTTGACTAAATATTTTATCCAACCTTGCCGTTTGATTTTCACTTACAGAGTTCCTTTTCAAAGTTCCGTGAACTTCATAACCCTTATCCAACAAAAATTCCGCCAAATAAGAACCGTCTTGACCATTTATTCCAGTTATTAATGCTACATTGGATTTCATTTGTGTAAGTTTTTTAATTTAATTTTACATATTCTAATTTAGGGTTTGCCAAAATTGCAAATGTGGATAAATTCGATTTGCTACAAAGGAGTTTTTTCGTTTTACTCAAAATAAATGTATTAAGAGTTAAGTTTTGAATGTGTTTTTTTAATTCTTCAGGACTTTTATCATTCTTAAAGAAAGGATTTACCACGTTGTCGCTAGTAGTATCTTCTTCAAAAGATATCACCTTTTCCGAGTACCTTTTTATAAAAAGGTTCAAGTCCTGTAAATTATCTGACATAACAAAAATATTTTTCCAATCTTTTTCATCAATTATAGAATAGTATTGTTCCAAACTTGGGGCTGTTATGTGGTGTCCGACTCTCATATCGGTATCTCTTCTGTGAATTGAAATTGTATTTTCTAAGTCCATAGATTCCAATTTAGAATTAAGTTCACTTAAGAGTTCAGAGTTGAGTGGGAAATATTCTTTAATTACACTTTCAGCACTTACCCTTATGTCATCAGGATAAATTTTTAAGTCATAGTGATTGAAATTAACATTACACTCAAACGTTTCTATATTTACATATTCATCACGGTGCGAAATAAAATCTTCTTTGTCCTGTTCAAAACAGACATCAAATAAATTTTCTTGTTTATAATGATGTACTTTTGTTAAATCAAAATAAACTTTTAATTCTTCTTCAGGAAATTGTTTTTTTAACGAGATAATTTCAATTACCGCTTCAGTAAAGTATGAGTAATAACCTCGGATGTCCGACTCATTTCTGATAGTTTTTACCAAACGCATCATTTTAACTATTGTTCAAAATTATTTTACAAATTAATTCGATTTCAGTTTCTTCGAGTTGAGGGTGATTAGGTACGTAAATCCCTCTTTCATCAATAATCGAGCAATTAGGTAGTATCATCTCACCATATACTTTTTTATAAAAGGGTTGTGAACCCATAGAACCAGAAATCAAAGGTCGACAAGCAATACCATTTTCAATTAATTCTTTTATTAAATTCTCCTTTTTTTGCTTATTTTGTGTAATAACAGGAATTGCAAAGTTTGCGGTAAACGTGTTTTCGATTTCTTTTGGGAACCATACTTTTGGGGATAAAATTTCTGAATATTTTTTGAAGTTTTTGTTACGTTGCTCAATTAATCCATCGATTTTTTTCAATTGATTTAATCCAATTTGTGCCTGTAAATCTGTGCTTCTGAGATTAAATCCTGGTATAAAAAAGGTGTACAATGAACTAAAGTCATCACATTGCCATTCTTCTTGTAGAATACGTTGGTTTTCTAAAGGCAAGTCTCTTGACCACCCATGACTTCTAAGTTGTAACAATGTGTGGTATATTTTCTCATCGTTTGTTGTAATAACTCCCCCCTCTATTGTACTCATTGTGTGTCCAAAATATGTGGAAAAAGAAGACATTAAACCAAAGTTTCCTAATCTTTTTCCTTCGAATTTTGTACCTTGAGACTCACAATTATCTTCTAAAAGTATGACATCGTATTTTTCACACAGTTCAGTAACTTTTTTCATATCTGGTGAAAGTCCCAACACTGAAACTAATATCAGTGCGGATGGATTCTCATTGATAAAAATTTCCTCCAAATGGTTCAAATCTACAGAAAGATTTTCAAGATTACAATCAACCAACAAGGGTTTCAAATCGAATTGTAATATTGGGGCTAAGTCAGTTGCCCAAGAAAGGGATGGTACACAGATTTTGTTATTTTTAAGTAGATTCAAATACTTCAAAGCATACACCATCAAAAGATTTGCTGAAGACCCTGAATTGACAAATACAGAATATTTGGTCCCAATCCATTCAGACCATTTTGATTCAAATTCTAAAGTTAAAGGTCCTTTAGTCAACCGAGGATAAGTTGATAACCATTCAATTAAACTGTCGATATCTTTATTATCGATTGTGTCTTGTACTAATTCAATTTTTTTCATTTTCTTAAATTTTCATAATTATTAATGAACCATTCAATTGTTGAATTGATTCCATACTCAAACTTTATAAATTCGAAATTCGAGGGGATGTCGGTTTTAGCCGGTTTTCGGAATTGTCCTCTTGGTTTGGTTGAATCGAATAATAAGTCTTCTTCGTTGATTTCAAATTTTTTGCAAATTATTTTTGCAACCTCCATAACAGATATTTCCGTTTCATTTATTGCTTGGAAATTATTTTCCGAATTCCAATTTGTTAACGCCCACAGAATGTTATTTGCCAAATCTTCTGAATGTATAAATTGTCTAAGAGGTGAACCATCACCCCAAATTACCATTTTTTCATTTCGTTGTTTTGCCAAATATGCTCGGTGTATCATTCCCGGAATTATGTGACTATGGTCAAGATTAAAATTATCGTGTGGACCATAAACATTTGTTGGGACCACGGATATCCAATTTTTTTTCAAAAAACTTCGGAAAATTTTTGTTTCATAACCCGACAAACGTTTTGCATATGAATACCCTTCGTTGGAGGGGTGGGGTCTTCCATTATCTATTTGGTCTGAAGTTAACGGATAAACAATGTTTGTATCAGGAAAAACACAAGTTGATAAGAGGTTTACGAAATTAGGAACTTCAAGTTCAAAGGCGGACTGAAGAACATTTTTGTTAATCAAATAGTTTTCTAAAAAAAACCCGTGATTATTACTCGAATTAGCCCCGACCCCACCGACTTTTGCGGCACAGTGGATAATGGTATCTACACCCGAGTTTTTTACGTGATATTCAAAATAATCTTTTGTTTTTTTTGCGTCAAATAAATCGACGTCTTTTCTAACGTGATAAACATGTTCATCCCCTAAAATCTTTTTCAAAGCACTTCCAACCAAACCGTTAGAACCTGTAACTAATACTTTCATATAACTATCCATTTTTCACAATATAAGTCTTTTGTTTCAAGATGTGAATTTGATTTACCAAACCATTTTTGAGGTGCAATAACTTTTTTATTTTCATTGGTATTGAGCCAAGCACCCCACCAACTAAAACTAGAATTTGCTATTATATTATTTGCACATTGAGTCATTAAAAATAATTCTTCAAAATCTTCATTACCTGACACAAAAGTTTTATTTTTTATAAATTCAAAATTTTCTTCACACCAACTTATGTCGTCTGAAAAAATTAAGAAATCAGTATCATTTCCTACAATATCAATCGCGTTTCTGTAGTAATCCAAGTTTTGATTTTCGTGGAAATCATTTAACCAAACATAATCACCCCGTCTTACATGAATTGAAGTTGGTTTTTTTTCAAGAACTTCTTTATACTTGGTTGTAATTTTTTGTTGTGTTTCCTGACCAAATTCAAATAATTCGATAATTTCTTGTCGATATGTTTTGAAATATTTTTCACTCTGAAAATATCCATATAGTCGTAAATTACCCTCAACTTGTGGTATTTCTCTAAAAGAAAATGGACCCTCCCCATACGGTATGTAAGGGATAAGGTCATTGGTGAACTCTATCTTTGAGAATATATTTCCCGTATAATTAGTTAAAGGTTTTTGGGGGGACTGTATATCATAAGTTTCACAGACGAGTTTTTTTTTATCTCTCAAAGACACAGCATATGCTGTGGCTATTTGAAACATATAATTTCCCAATCCCCCCATCAATTTGGTGGAAATTGTATTCATTTTTTAGAGTGTTTCCAAAAAACTTGTTATTTCACTTTCGATACGTGCTCTGTGGTCGTTGTATTTCATAGATTCCTCGAAATTGATTTCAACAAATTCCAACATGCTCTGATAAGTTTGTTCATTGATTTGTTTCAATGATTCTTTCAGTTCCTCCAAAGTTTTTACATGAATGATACCTCTTATATCAAAAAATTCTCCAATGTTTTCACATCCGATGTAGATTGGGACCGTCTTAGTCTGAAAACAATCAATCAATTTTTCAGTGAACCAATTTTTTGAATTAACATTTTCAATAACAATATGAAATTGTGAATAAAATAATTCATTTTTTACAACATGATTTTTCATATTCCTGAACCCGTCTTCCACACGGAAAACTGTATTGATACTATTGTACATATGATAAGGAATGTTTTCAATTTCTGATAAAACATTAGGAATGGAATGTCTAAGGACATGTCCACTACATTGAGTTTTTCCACCAATCAAAGTTGTTACACAGTATTCCTTTTCTTCGAAGTTGAAATCTTGTACCCAAGTTGTTCCATAAGGGAAAAGTTTGGCGTTGGGACACGAACTTAAGATTTGGTCGTCCCAAGTAAGAATCAAATCAAACTTATCACAGTTGTTGATTGCACTTTCTCTGAAACCTGACACCTCATTTGGTTCAATTATCCATAGAACTCGTTGAGCTTCTTTGGGTGTTGTTGGAATTCTGTCAACATATAGTTCACAAGGAACTTTTGTCTGAAATTGGATATCCAATCCGAAATTTGCGATGATAGATAAATTATACATATTAAATTAATTTTTTGTCCAAAATATTCCACATTGGTCTATTATGGTTATTTCTTCCGTGAATGAGTTCACTTCTCTGAATTTATGAACCGCATTTTTACAATTCGGGATGCAATAATCGTCAATAATTACTCGACCTCCTTTTACGACTTTATGATAACATGAATCGAAAACATCCATTGTTGATTTGTACATATCACCGTCCATTCTCAGAACACTGAGTTCTCCGATTGAATCATTGTTTGGTAGTGTGTCTTCAAACCAACCCTCCAAGAAGATAACATTTTCATCCAAAGCTCCGTACAACTTAAAATTGTTTTGGACATCCGCCAAAGAAACTCTCAAGAAATCAATGGTATGGTGAGGGTCTCCAGCATCTTCTTGGACTTGGGGTGGGGGAAGTCCCTTAAAAGAGTCTGCAACAAATACTTTTCTATTCATTCCATAGAGGTCAAAATATTTTTTTGCGAAAATTGAAGCTCCTCCTCTCCAAACGCCAGTTTCGATAAAATCTCCTTGTATGTTGTTTTCACGTACATAATCCAAAGATTCGTGAAGGTTATTCATTCTCTTTAATCCAATCATTGTGTGAGCTGAGTGAGGCCAATCTCTACCGTAAAGTCTGTCATCACTTACCTGTCGTGAAATGATTTCCTCCATTTTGGTATCTGTTGGGTAGATACCATTTGCAAAAAATTCATCTGTAATTTGTTTGTCACCTACGGTGTCTGTAAGAACTCTTTGTATAAATAAAAGTTTGAGTTTAATATTATCCATTCTTTTAGTTTTTTTTGAGGATTGTTAGTCCGTTGTTATTTTGGAAAACTTCATGTATTTGCCAATTTGTATTTTCTGAAAGGAATTCTTCGATTGCTGGCCATATACCAACTTCGTTTGGTGTTTCCCCTTTAGTTCTGAAAGTTTCTGTATCGTGAAAAACCAAATATTTTTTTACTTTGTTGTGATGAACTTCTAACTCCTTTTTTATTTGGGGGTAAGTGTGTAAAGTATCTATAAAAAGTAGGTCACACTCGGGAATTTCGACAGTTCTACTGTCGGAAAGAATAAATTCATAATCTATGTTTTTTTCTTTTGCAATCGATTCTACTAAGGGTAAATCAACTGAGTTGTACTCTGATGGGTGCTTATAATCAACAGAGATTAATTTTTTTGGGTTTCCAAGTAAGAATGCCCATGTAGAAACGATGGTTCTTACTCCCATCTCAACGATGGTTTCACACTCTTCAGAGTAACGCTTCAAAGTAGGTAGATGTTCATTTATATCACTTGAGGTTCCAACCTTAGTGTCGTATATGCTTTGTAATTGGTCCATTTTTTTTAGTTTAATTGATGTTTAAGTTTTACATGTGCGATTTCGTCCCACATATTTTTATTATACATAGTGCTTATCTGATGAGAATGCATTCTGTTTGTAATTAATGTTTCAGGAACAATAGTGGGTAATCCGTGTTTTTTGTATAGTTGATAATACATTTCACAATCCATGAGCATAACCAAATCTTCATCAAAAAGTACGGAATCCTCTTTCCGAAATGATAAGACTGATGGCGAGCTTATTGTGTTTGTTCCCGTGGGAATATTGTCATTCCATGCGGGGACCATATAATTCGAAAATGTTTTCCCATCATCATGAGTATGATTACAACCGTTAACGACCCATTTGGTACCGTCGATGACAAATTTTTCAACAATTTTTTCCAATGCCAAACTTGAGAAAAAAAAGTCATCTTGAAAAAGTATTTTTATGATTTGTCCTTTAGCGTTAATAATTGCGTTGTTGGTATTAGCGGGCCCATTACCTCTCAAATTTTCATTTTTGAAATAATTTATTTCGAACAAATGTTGGAACTCATCACAGATGTTTTTAATTTCATCATTTTGACTGTGGTCAGATATCACAACTTCAAAATCTTTATAAGTTTGTTCTGAAATTTTTTCTAAATTATTTTTTATAAATTCAACACCTCTACCATATTGTTCCCAAGTTGGTATACAAATAGAAACTTTCATTTTTCAGATTTTTTTATACGGAGTTTTATTTCTTATCAAAGTCACTGTATTTGTTACATTTGACATGTTGACCTTGTGGTCGTTCAAAGGATTTGATTCATTATAGGTATACAAAACATCTGAAACGAATCTAAAGTGTTGCATTCCCGACATTTCCAACATTGGGTACATAAACGACAAATCACCCGCCACGGACCAATACTCACCGAATTCATCTTTTAAATCTTTTTCTTCGATTTTTTTCCACAACCATGATTTCCAAGTTCTAAGATGTGACAAGGTAAATGCCTGTTTTCTTAAATTCTCGATGGTGTTTGGGGGAGTTGCAAAACCAGGTCTTCCATTATGATATGAAAATGAACCACTTGTCATCCAAACGTCCTCTGAATTGTAAATTTCATTAACTTTGGTGAAAACTTTGGAATTTGGTAACCAATCGTCGCCGTCGACTTCCACACACACTTCATTATCATCTAAGTTCATATGCCTGATTACTAAATCGTAATTACCAGGTTGATACAACTTTTTTTCGTTTTTGATAAGAATAAATCTCGAATCTCCCTTGATAGTTTCTTCGATTTTTTTCTGAGTTTTATCTGTGGATAAATCGTCAAAAATATAACAGGTAAAATCTTTATACTGTTGAGACATAATACTGTAAAGACATTTTTCAATATATTCTTCACAATTATATGCGGTTGTCAAAATAGTCATTAGGACAGTATTTTTAGAAATTCTTCTTTTATTTGCTTTGCAACATTTTCTGAATAGAACTTTTCGATGTCGGATGGTGGCGATGTTTTTTCTTTAGAAATTATATCTCCACTGTCATTTACTTTGTAAATCCAACTATCTTTTCCGCTCATCCAACTTTCAATTGTTGTTCTTCCTAATTGTATACCAGCGGTTTCAAAAGCACCTTCAATAAAAGGTTTCAAATTCCAAGTTGGGGGGAAATGTTTGATAATTGGGTTCTCTAAATAACTTTTCAAATAAATAGATTTGTCCTCACCCACTAACCAAAGTTCTTTACCTAAGGAGAACGCATATTCAGCAGCATCTTTGATTGCCAATTCTCTCAAATAATCCACTGTTCCGACAAAAAGAATGTATCCACCTTCATTTTTGGGTAAAGTGGGAAACTTACTTTTGTCGACAGGATTGTAAATCACAGAGATTTTATCTTCAGGTATTTCAAATTTATTTATTAAATGGTCTTTGATTTCAGGTCTAATTGCCACATAACGTTTAATTGAGTCATGAATAATAGGGTCTTCTAACTCAATTACTTCAGAGTGTATTGTTGCAATTTTGTCAATATTAGGGTATAAATTTATTATCCTTTCAGCAACGGGTTTATGTTGTATACTGATAATGTCAAAATCAACTTCTCCAATTTTGTATAGTGTTGTTGGTTTGGACAATTCTGGTTTTCCATCGGGGCCCATAACCTGCCATTTTCCGTCTCCCATTTTGAACCCTGGGGATTCTTCAAACGATAAACATTTGATACCCTCTTTACGTGCTAAATCCGTGAGTGGACCACCAATTTGTGATAAAACAGTCACTTGACAATTTTCTTTTTGAAGTGCCTTTGCTAATTCATAAACGTAAACTTCTGAACCAGTAAAGGTTCTAAAAAACATACACGAAATCAAAACATTCATTTTCCTTTTTGGGTCGAAAGGAATTTTAATTGGTAAATTGTTTTTATATTTTTCAACGAAAATTTGTCTGTTATCTTCCCATTGTTGGTTCGTTTGTCCAATAGATTTGTGTGTAATTCGAATGTTGGTAAAAACACCAATTTTTACTCCTTCCAAGTAGTTTTCAACACAAAAAGGTAAATCATAAAAATGAAACCCTTTGAAATCTTCAACAAAATTTTTCTTGATTCTTTGTTTGTGTACCGCAATAAAGACACCATCAATAATTGCAACTTCTCGAATATCATTTCCTTGATTAGGAGAATATCTACTTTCCCATTTTTTACCACCACTTTCATGATTGACAATTCCAATCATTTTTCTCCTTTCTTCCCACCACAATCCTGATTGGGGAAGGTTTGGTGTCCCTGCAACCCCAAGAATTCCGAAATCGTTTTTTTCGAAATTTCGTAAAATTTTGGAGTACCAAGCAGGGGTATCGAAATAAATATCATCATGACATAAAATCACAATGTCAGATTTTGACTCACTCAAAATTTCATTGTAAACCTCCGAAAGAGACTTATCACCATTGTTAATTTTTTCAATGACCTCTACATATTTTGGGTTACCCGAAGATTTCTTAAAATATTCTATAAGTTCGGGTTTGTGTGATTTTGTTGAATACCCTATTGTAATCATACTATTCCTGTGCTACCAAATCCATTATCACCTCTTTCTGAGGTTCCTAAACTTTCTTGTTCAACAAATTTAACTTTTTTTCCATTAAAAACGGGACACAAAACTCCTTGACCTACTTTTGTTCCTTTTTCAATTGTAACCGCCAAATTGCTCATGTTCATAACAATCACCTTGATTTCACCAAGGTATCCACAATCAACAGTTCCAGGACTATTTAAGACCATTAAACCTCGATTAATTGCAAGACCACTTTTACTCCGTATCTGAAGTTCTGCACCATCAGGTACTTCAAATGCCAAACCTGTTGGGACTAATACCCTTTCAAAAGGTGACAGACACACTTCTTCGGTACTGTACAAATCAAATCCTGAGTCCAAATTATAGGCAAAATTGGGTGCAATAGCATCAGGATGAAGTTTCTTGAAAGGTAGTTTGACTTTCATGAATTCTTCTTGAAAAAATTCTCCAAGTTCATCCATCGATTCCTGAGTATCTTCACCACTCTCATCCAAATCAGTCAAACTTTGATTTGGATTAAAAGAAAGGTTTTCAATTTCTTTAATAAGTTGGTTCAACTCTTTTACCAACTCATCATCTTCTTCGTTATAATCACTCATCTTAGAGATTTTAGTTTCATTATTACGTCAACCAATACTTGAACATCACGCTCACAGTATTCGGCAATTTCTTTTAACATTTTTTTATTCCAATAGGAATCGTGTACTTTAGACCCAACTACCTCACCTTCCTTCGGTGATGGGACTTCCATACAGGCACACAACAAGTCCAATGAACCGATTGCGGTATATGCACCGAATTGCCAAACTTCTTTTGTATCGATAGCCTTAACTTCCCAAGGCTTGGTATCATAAGACGGAAGAATTGATGGTGGAAGAATATTTTGAATCAACATTCTTTTTGCCATCATAGGGATGTCAAAGTTTTTCAGGTTGTGACCACACAACCAAAAGTCCAACTTTCCACATCGGTCAAGAAGAATTTGAACTTCTCTCAGAAGTTTGTGCTCATCATCCCCAGCAAATGTTTGTTTTTTTACTGTTCCATTTTCCATGACAAAGGCAACACTTACGCAAACAATCTTTGCAAATTCAGGGACCAATGCGGCTCTTGTTGCAAAGACAATATTCTTTTGGTCTACCTCAATTTCTTTATCCTCAGGAAATCTTTTGAGGAACCAATCGAAGTACTTGTCAAATTGGTCTGCAACACGTGGGTGATTTTTTACCAAATCATCATAATTTTTTTCCAAACCGACAGTCTCGATATCCAAGAAAAGAATTTTATGTGTGGGTACTTTAATCATTTTGTTTTTTTTATTTAATTAGACTTTTGTAAAACTCAGCACGGTCAAGGGTAACAATATTCAAATCATATTTTTTACTAACTGTCTCGTATAATCTTTCTCCCATGTCTTGTACCAAGTTCGGATTCTTGAGAAGTTTAATAATAAACTTGGACCAGTCGGAGTGATTTCGACTCTCACTAACAAGAAGCGCGTTACCATCAACAAATTCACCGTTTTTCAAACAATGCTTTAAGTCAATGGTGTAAGGACCCAAATCTGTTGCAATCAGAGCTTTTTTGTAAAATCCCGCCTCAATGACTTTGAGTTGTGACTTCATCCTGTTGAACATATGATTTTTAATCGGTGCTAAAGATACGTCAAATTTTGCGTAGTTCTTCGCGTAAGACGTTACAGGAAGAGTCCAAACTCTCCTGTAGGATTCTCCAAGATATTCGGGATACTCCTCTTGAGTATATTTTTTCAGAACTTTTTCGTATTCAGGACTTACGTAATTGTAATTCTGTGTAAAGATTTTCTCATACGACGCCCAAACTGTTTCCTCGGGTTTAATGGGACGTTTTTTGTGTTCACCCGTTTGAGCATTAATTTCTGTGATTGTACCCCTCGTATCAAAACCACAAAGAACAAATTGTAATTCCTTGTAGTGTTGACTCAACTTTGCAAATGAACTATCTAAAAGTTGTAAATCACCCAAGTGGGAAGAACCACCTAACCAACCAACTCGTAATTTATCCGACTCTGTTGTTTTTTCTTTGAATTGTGCCTCGTCAGGGTTAATTGCGTTTGGAAACACAAAAACATTTTTATTGTACTTTCTAATTTCGTCCGCAAACAAAGGGGTTGTGGTAGTAACGTAATCTGATTGTTTGATACTATTAACGATTTTTTCGTTAATTTTGTTGTACATAATTACATCATAGATTGGGTGGTCCTTAGTAGGATTCCAATAATCGTCCATGTCACAAACAGTAATAATGCCCAAACTTTTGAGGGTTTCGACTAACTCAAACGACTTTTCGAAATCATTAGTAATACTACGGTGATAAACAACAATTTGAAATTTCTTGAAGAAATTCAAATCATTTAAGGGAGGATTCAAATCTATTTCTACATGAAAATCCTCAGGAAATTTATTTTGTAAAAAAATGTGGGGTTCTATGGAACGAAATTTTCCAACACCAAATCTGTCTGATGGTACTACAAGTACATTAATTTTTGACATGAATTCAATTTTAGTTCCCTAAAATATACGAACTCAAATACCAAATGAAAAGGGGGGTTATTGTAATTTTTTGACCTTGGTCAACTTACCCTCGAAGACATGTTTACCGACTTGAAATCTGAAGGCCTCATTTGACTTTTCAGAACTTTCGGCAATAACACCACTTTCCAATAATACCTCTGTTACTACTTCTTTCAAAATTTTTCTCAAATCTGATGAATTGTTCGACCCAACAGGTTGTTCAACAACTTGTTTTTTCTGATTACCCATGAGTCTTGCCGCCTTTTCTACAAGCTCATCTGAAAGTGTTACGTTACCACCCATTGATGTTGGTTGTTCGATTGGATGTTCAATCATTAACTTTTTGATTGCATCGGGTAACTTTGAATTTTTGATTGCGTCTGCCGATGCTGCCGGATAGGGCTTGTTCATAAATTGGCTGGTTGGCATTGTGGGTGCCGAAGCCATTGGCATTCTTTGTGGAGATTCCGCCAAAAATTCTTGTGGGATGTTGTATTTGACATCAGGTACGTCAAAGTTTTCCATCATGGGTTGTGACTTTGCCTTAGGGGTACCTCCTTTATCCATCTGTGAATGTCTATCCATAATTGCTTTAGACATCATAATTTTCTCTAAGTCCATAATTTAGAATTTTGCTATAATAATAATGTTTGTCATGTCTTTGTCACCAGTTGGATTGAAATTTGGTCTTGGAGTGTTGAAATTTTCTCCTGTTGGCTTGTAAGATAAAATCTTGTCCAACTTAAACAATCTCCAACCCGGCATAGGTCTTGTCCCCAAATATCCTCTATGAGAAGCACCCTCGTCGTCCCAAGCTCTAAGTACAAGATTTCCTTTTTTACTTCTACCCAACGCAACAGGTTCAATAAGTCTAAGGCCTTTACCACCTGGTTCATCTCCATCGTAATACATTACAATTTTTTGTTTATCTTCAATAGATTTTCTAACCGAATCCACCGAGGCAATTTCAGTTATCAGAGATTTGAAGATAGAAGTAAGTTTCATTAGAAGTTCGGATAAGTTTTGAATTTGTTGTATTTGTTGATTTTGATATCATCTTTTCTTTCCGCAACGTCCAATGCAGTTCCTGCTTTGTCGTTGTATACATCCAAGTACACACCAGTTCCACGACCCATGTTATCACCATCGGCCAATGCTTGTGTGTTATTTACCCCATACTCATCAGCCCCTTGTTGAAAATCGTTTCGGGTAATCAAACGCTTTCTTTCTATGTCAGCAATTGCTGTGAGAGTGTTTTGTTCACTTTGACTCAAATCAAGAGGTTCGTAAACATTAGGATTGTTAGCCATATTAAATTTTTGAAATTAATTCGTTTATCCGTTTAAGACTTTCAACAACTGTGTGTTCAAAAGTTGCTGTGGCATGTTTTTGAGAAGTGCGTTTGTGTTCCTTAGAAGGTCTCACCAAATTTTTTACGTTAGTTTTCAAATCTTTAGATTGTATTGTTGGGTCTTCAATTTGAGTTACTTGTTGATTATTTGTTGTGTTGTTTCTCATATTATTGAGAGTGTTGTTAACCCATGTTCTCATTAGTACTCCACCATTCAAAATAAAGGAAGGGTCATTGGGCTTACCTTGATAGGTATCAAAAAAATTTTTTATTCTTTTAAGTTGTTTGTAGGTAATCTTTTCTTGGTTTTGTAATTCTTGATTCCTTTTGTATCCTTCTGTATTCTGTGGTGCAGTTTTCATTTGAGCAAATGAATTTCTCAAATGTTGCTTTATGTCATTTGGTATTACAACTTCACCTGAACTGGTGTTATAAAGATTACTATTCATCTGAAGAATTGATTAGATTGTTTGGGTTTTCCTTATCTGAAATTTTACTAATTAAGTCCAAGATTTCTCCTTTGGTCATAACCTCAGATTTTTTTGTTTTGTCAACAAAATCTTTTTTCATTTTTTTACCCACGAGTATGTCCTCAATAATTTTTGCCATTTGCTCCCTTTGGAGTTTTTTCATTGCCTCTTTTTCTTGAAGACGGATTCTCATGTCACTTCCCTTTTTTTTCTTTTCTTGAGAAATTTTTGGGTCTTTACCAAATTCAATCGCCCTTTCAACAGGATTATCAACACCCATTTTTTCAAGTGTTTTGACTGTCTCCTCAGGTGACATGTCTTTTGTTTCTTCATATCCAAAAGCTGCTGACATGTCTTCTTCTTTTACTTCTGATTCTGAATAATAAGTTCTACCACCTCTATAAGACCATGCTAAGTAATTACCTGGTTGCGTTGTGGCTTGAACCGTTTGGTCCATAGTCTTTCTTGGTGTTAATCTTGGGTCGAGGATGGGAATGTTCGAATTTGATAATGTTCCGTCAGAATTAACCAATTCTTCGATTTCTCCTTTTACCTCTTCTTTTGATTTCTTCTTTTTTGATTTGACCAATTTTTCGAGGTGTGACTTTAGTGCTTCGATTTTGTCCTTGGGCACTTTTACATAGTCATCTTTCTTTCTTGCCTCGGTCAGAGTATTGGCAACGGAAAACCATAGGTGTCCTCCATCCTTTTTTTCTCTAAGAAGGAAGTAATAATTTGAACCGAAATATTCCTCGTTTAATTTCAGCATGTTTTTTTATCTATAAATACTCAAGAGAAAGGTATTTATCATTAGTTTATGGCATACCAAAATATCAATCAGTACAATTATAGGAAGATTGGCCTGAAACCCGTCAATGAAATTTTAGATTTCTGTTTGGCAGATGATGCTCGGGATTTCAACCAAGAAGTTATTTTTTCGCCACTTTTGATTGCGGAGAATGATGGAAATAGGATGCCTTTTAATTTTGATTTTAATTCTACAGGTACAACCATATCTCCTGTACGACATGAGTTTTTATACGACACAATTGTTTCTCAAAATTATTACAATCCATCAGATATCGACCCGAATTTTTGTGCAAAAACCACTGAGATTTGTGACGTTGGTTTAACAGGTATCGACAATGGATTAACAAAAGAAATGTCGGGTATTACAATGACCGCATACACAGGTCTTTATACCACAACAGCCGAAACTTTTAATAGATACATCTACGACAGAAGGTTCAAGATGCACCCAATCTCAGGAAACACCACACCTCAAAATCGTTTGTGGAATGACAATTCTTATTCTTACGGGCTTTCTTATGTAAATGCTGGTGGTGACATCGGAACAGTTGCTCAACTTAACGGTGGATTTTATCAAGGTTTTTACAAGCTTCAAGGTTATGACTACCAAGTATTCCCAACTCGTATGAGTCAAGGGTGGACGGTAGAAATGATGTTGAAATATAGGTTTACTGGTGATACAAACGTTGGACTCAACGCTCGTTATCCTGAAAACAAAGGTATTTTCTTTTTCTTAGGAACAAGAGCGGAAAACAAATTTTATCACTATGCCGATGGCCACCCGTCTTCTGACACAGGTTACACACGAGTAACTTCAGGACTTACTTGTATGCACACTTGTGGGTGTTCTGTAACGGGAGGTACAGGTGCTGATTGTATTCCTGTCTACCAACCATCAGGTGTAACATCATCGAATTGTAATTGTGGTTGTCCGTGTAGTTGTTCCACTCAAGCATCTGTCAAGGAATTAGACCCATTATATGATGGAGTATCAAACGCTATGTCGATACGTTTTAGTGGTGATACTGGTAATCCAAGAGTTTGTGTAAAAGAATATCTAATCACGGGAAGCTGTATCCCATCAGGAACTTGTTTGACAGGGACTAGTTTTGTGACAGGAGTTACAACCGTTGAGTGGTGTTCGACTCGTGGTATTTTTGAAGATTGTAAATTTACCCCCTACATTAATTTGGAACACTGGGTTCAGATTGATGCGGTGTTTGAACGGAACGCCTACTTGGATTGTAAAGACCTTGATTATTTGGGGGGTTTAGGTCAAATAGAACAAGAGGTCTTCACTGCCACATCGGCCAATAATAGTATCAGTTTAGTAACTGACCCAATTACTCACGAAGAAGGATATTCGGGATACAAACCAGCCAAAACAACACAGGTTGAAATCACCGACTTGTGGTTGGAGGAAAGGAAATACAGACTCGGGACTCTGAAAATTTTCGTCAACGGTAAACTCCTTATGGTCTGTGAAGACTTTGAGGAAATTATACCAAGACCTCTTAACACATACAAGGAGAGACAAGTTGGTGTTCCATTTAATATTTCGATTGGTGGAGGAACACAAGGACTAAAAGACAACTTAACTTTTTCAGGTGGATGTCCTCCTGAAATTTCGGAAATAGTCTATCAACAAGACCCCGAGTGTCTGACAACTGAAGATTTGGATAATACAATTTATTCAGGACTGTCAACAAACATTTACCTCGAAGAAATTTTCGGAGGTAGTTTTATCGGAGCCATCAGTGCATTCAGAATGTATGTTGACCCATTAGATGCCTCTGAGGTTAAACACAACTTCAGACTGCTTCAAAACAAATATGGACTTCTTGACCCTGATTGTCCGAACTGTGCTATTATTGTTCCCGCGAATGACCTCACTTATCTTGTTATTCCTGACGAAGATTTAGTTTATTTAATCATTCCTGATGATGATTTGGGTTACATTTTGATTCCTGAAAACGACTTAACATATGAAGAGTTGTTAGGGAATATTGTTGATGTGCAGTCTAATTATTCTCAGGGGTCGATTGTTGGAGATTTTTCTGCAGTTGGTAGTAGAGTTTTCGATGTACCAACAACCATCAGTTTCACAGTACAACTTGACACACTTACGGGGTCTCCAATAAATGAGGAGGTCAATATCTTTATAGATACGGGTGAGATTTCGGGAACAACTTCTAATGAAGTCGGTGGTAATTACCGTGATTTGTCTCTTTCGGGTTCTTACTTAAGTCTTAGCGCAAATACTTCAGGTCAGAGTATTAATATTTTCTCATTTACTACAGGTATAACTTTCGAAGTTCTTGAGACGGTTACTCCAACCCCAACGGTTACAAACACGCAAACTCCAACTAACACGCCTTCAAACACCCCATCAGTAACAACTACTCAGACCCAAACAAATACTCCATCAAATAGCCAAACACCAACTAACACACCTTCGAACACACCATCGGGTACTGTAACTCCAACTCAGACCGCAACAACTACAATGACACCAACCCCGAGTGCGACAGTTGGGTTGACACCAACCGCAACTGAATCACCAACACCAACTCAGACATTAACTCCAACAAATACTGAAACGCCAACAAATACCCCGAGCGAAACACCAACAAATACTCCAACCTCAACTTTTACTCAAACCCCAACTCAAACTTCAACTGAAACCCCAACTAACACACCCACATCCACAAACACTGAAACTCCAACCGAGACTCCTACGAATACACCAACTGAGAACCCAACAAATACACCAACCCATACGGCAACTCCAACTCCAACACCAACTTTACCGAATGAAGGATTCTTACTTCAAGAAAATTTGTTTATGATTCTTCAAGATGATGGTTACGGAATTTTGATTGAACCAATTCAAGCAACACCCACGCTGACTCCAACACACACTCAAACACCAACACCAACTGTTGGGACAGTGACAATTGAGTTAGAAGGTGAATATTCACCTGGGTCAATTAATGCTCTTTACATTGCAACAGCAAACACAACATTGGATTCGGATGTTGAAATATTTTTTGTTGATGTATTAGGTACAACAACAGGTTCTCCAATTTCTCTGAGCGGTTCCGTTATTATAACTTCAGGTTCAAGTGTTGGAACGAGTTATTATACAATTGCCGGTGATTACGCTGAATTAAACAAAGTTTCAAACTTTAATGAAATTACTTATGAAGTTACTGGCTCAAGCATAAATGTTCAAGTTAATACCAATTCTGTTTTTGATGTTACACCTACCCCAACAAACACATCTTCAATCACTCCAACACCAACTATAACACCAAGTTCAAATATCGTAACTTCAGGTTTGATAATTCAACTTGATGCCAATAATACAACGAGTTACCCGGGTACAGGTACTTCAGTATTCAATTTACAAAGTGGTTCATACACACACACATTAACAAATGCACCATTTACAATTTTGAATGGTATCAAATGTTTTGATTGTAATGGTCTCAGTACAACAATTTCAGTTCCTAATGATACAGGTCCAATACTACCTACGACAGGCTATACTTACATAACTTGGGCAAGAATTAAAACAAGTTCTTCAACATACAGAACTCTATTTAGAACCTTACCTTCGGACCACCCTATACTAGTTGATATTCTAACTGATAATTTAGGTTTTTGGAATAACGAGACCTCATCATTTACTGACTCGGGATATGATGTAACACCAATTGAAGACGTTTGGGTTCAATATACAGTTGTTGGTGATTCTTCAAGTAGTATATTCTACATTAATGGTGCACAAGTTGGGACTGTTGCTTTGGGGGCGGGTGGAAATACCCATTGGGCTTGGGGTTCAATTGTTGGACAACCTTTCGGATATGTTGCTAACATGTATTTTTACAACAGAAAACTTTCCTTGGGTGAAATTACACAACAATACGATTTCTTAGCACCAAGATTTGTTGAACCATCTCCAACACCTACCAACACTCCCACTAACACTAATACCCCTACTGTTACACCAACAACATCCCCTACGGTTACCCCAACAATTACACCAACACCATCATCAACACCTGCGATTGTAACAAATAATTTACAATTCTATGTTTCACCTGAAAGTTACATTGGTTCAGGAACTGTTTGGAATTCCTCCGCTGGTTCAACAGATGCGACTTTATCAGGAAGTCCCACATACAACGTATTGAGTGGATTCACATTTGACGGTAGTACTTCTTATGGTAGAATACCAAGTGTGAATGGAGTCACGAATTTTACAAACACACAACAATATACTGTCGAAGTGTGGTTTAATCCTTCAAATGGACAACCAAACTCAGGTGAAGCGGAATTGTTGGAGAAGTGGAATTTGAATAACGAATCAAGATACCCATATACTATTAGATTTAATGAAGGGGGTAGTAGTATGTTAGTTGCTGTTTTTGATGGTACAGGTCCAGGTTTCCGTAACGTTTCAGTTTCTGGTTTCCCTGTAAACACATGGAGACAGATTGTTGCGGTATTTGATTTTGTCGCTGGAACCCTCACAGTTTATAATAACGGTGTTTCGGGTGGTTCAACTAGTTTAGTTGGTGTGGGACAAGTAAGTAACACAAGTCCTGTAGGTATTGCGGGTAGAGTCGCTCAAGGTACAGGGGCTTTGCAAGTTCCATTCAAAGGTACCGTCGGAATTATAAGAATATACAATGCACCATTGACGGCGTTTCAAGTTTTACAAAACTTCAATGCCGATAAAACCAAATACGGACTCTAATATTTATAAAATAAAATGCCAAATTTACCCATATCCCAATTACCTGACATCTCAACTTCGAGTGCTGGAAGACTTATCTCAACAGGAGAATTTGCCGTTGCCCAAGATGGTACAACATATAAAGTTCCAAGTTCAGGTCTAAACCCCTATCCTGTTGTTTACGGATTGTTTTCTCAAACAGGAAATAGTGTAACCGTAAGTGGTACTACTTCAGAAACGACAATATTGGGAAGTGGAACCGGAACACTGAGTGTACCTGCAAATGGTTTTTCAGTTGGTGATAGTTTTCAGTGTATTATCGGTGGAATTTTGGACAATACAAATGATACTCTAACAATCAGACTGAAGACTGGCTCTGTTATTCTTGCTGAGAGTAGCGCTTTTGACCCATCATCAGATGAAGATATTTTCTTTATGAACGTATACTTTACAATAAGGGCAATCGGTACCACGGGTGTTGCATCAATATCAACTCATGGAAATTTCCAAGTAGTTAAAGGTAACGGACAAGTTTATGGGACCGCGTTTCAAACAATAAATAATTCCACTTTCGACACCACAATTCCAAATACTTTGGATATTACAGTTCAATTTAGCAGTGATAACCCATTGAATTTGATTTATAGTGATTTATTTGTTTTGAACAAGATATTTTAATTTCTTAACAAAAACCTCATGTCTTGTTTATACTACAGAATAACCAATTATAATTCCATCCAAGATGGTTATTATAAGTGGACAGGTTGTACTGGTAGTGTAAACATTACTCAAATATCCCCTTTATTTTCTGAAAGTATTTGTGCAGAATCAATTACAGTTGAGTTGTATGGTGCACCTTTGACAATAGTTAATATGGGTCCTTGTCCATCTTCAACACCAACACCCACGGTTTCACCTTCAGTCACTCCAACAGTGAGTCTTAGTGCGACTCCAACGACACAAACCCCCACACCAACAAATACTGTTACACCATCTGTAACCCCTTCTCCCGTTTATGTGAGAAATTTGAGAACGGGTGGATATTTTCAAGATGTCTGTCAACAAATAAATCAATTTGGTGGGTTTGCCGCTAACGTCACGGTGTATTCAACAAAACCATTCAACCAATTAACAGTCGGAGACCATGTATTTGGTAACCGAGAGTTAACGATACCACCAATCGGAGCAAACTTTACAATTTCTGATGGGGTAAAAATTATTCAGATAAGTGGAACACTAATAATCAATACCGGTGTTTGTTGATAAAAACTAATTCGAGATTTTGAGTATTTATTGTTATGGCTTTAGGTATAAGAATTTTAAGTGAAAATTTAAGCGGACAAACTGTTAACGTTACTTACTTACCATCTTCAGGTGGAACAATCGATTTGGGTACTCAAGTTATCCCGTTCAATTACTTAAGTTCTTACTACTTTGGACTCTACGAGGTTTACTCACCAACATATGGATATACCTACACCTTGGAAGTACCAGGTCCATCACCTTCTCCTACGCCCACTTCAACAGCAACACCAACGCCAACGCCAAGTGTAACGGTAACAAATACACCAACAGGAACGCCAACATCAACACCTTCAACAACACCAACTAATACTCCAACTGAAACCTCAACACCCACACCGAGTCCTTCAAGAGCTACGTTCTTGGTATATTCGGGTACATCGGCCATCGATGCTTGTGAAAGAATTGTATCTACGGTACTTTACGGAGACAACAGTCAATTTGATTTGAACACCCAATTCTTCAACACACCAACAGGACCATCAACAATTGATTTAACAGGATATTACAGTTATAACTCGTTGATTGTTGAATTGAACTCTTTGGGTGTGGAGATAGGTGGCTACAGTATTTGTCCTACAGTAACAAGTACAGTTACACCAACTCAAACTGAGACGCCAACACAGACCCCATCACAAACGCCAACACAAACGATTACTCAAACACCAACAAGAACACAGACTCCAACACCTTCAATAAATTACTATACGTATTTTGTTGGTTCAGGTTCAACTTTTGATGATGCATGTTATAACTTTGTGGGTTCACCATTCAACATTTATGCACCTTTATCTGCGGGTATCGGACCAAACGTGTTCGAAATTGTTTATGAAACAGGTGGTAATCCACCAACAAACCCAGTTGGGGACGGATTCTATTCTAATGGAATCTACGTATTTGAAGTAAGCGGAGGTCAAGGTGAAATTATTTTCTTGGACCCAAATGGTTGTTTAGATGCACCAACACAAACACCAACTCAGACTCAGACTCAGACTCCAACAAACACTCAGACTCCAACACAAACTCAAACACCGACTAATACTTCAACACAAACACCGACAGCAACACAACCAAATAGAACTGCCTTTAGCGTATACAGTGGTACATCAATTATCGAATCTTGTTCTGAGGTTAATACCCCAGTGACAGTATATGGTAACAATTCAGTATGGGGAGATGTCACCGCAATTTTGAATGTACCTACAGGTCCCGCAACGATTGACATGACAGGGTTCTATAATTTCGGAGGAATTTCAATCGAAGTTGATTCCACGGGACAGTTGGTTTCGGCCTCTTTATGTATAACTCAAACACCAACACATACACCAACTCCGACAACAACACCATCTGAAACACCAACTCAAACACCTACCGAAACTCCGACAAATACCCCGTCTGAGACACCAACTCAAACACCTACAGAAACACCTACCGAAACTCCGACAAATACCCCCTCTGAAACACAAACTCAAACACCTACGGGAACACCTACAGAAACCCCAACTCAGACACCAACAGAAACACCCACGGGAACACCTACAGGAACCCCAACGCCAACTCCGACAATACCAGCTACAGTCCAAATTAAAAACGAAAATACTAATGGTGCAATTATAAATTCTATTGGGGCCGCTGGTAATTGGGCATTCTCTCCCACTCCGTCTTTCCCTATTTTATTTGGAGAAACTGGTTTTAGTTATTTGACTCAAAATATTTTAAGTGGTGACATACTTACTTACGATATACAAGGAACTAGCGGACCAACTTTTACTTTGACCATCCTGAAGAATGGTATCTTTGTAGATAGTATTACTAACACAGTTCCGTATGCAGACGCTTATGTATTTACAGAAAGTTTCTTGATAACGGATATATTAACAATAACTCTTACTTGATGAATTTTTCCCGAAAAAACAAATTTAAGCTCAGGACTAATATTTATAATATAAAAAACAACAATGGCTTGTAGAAAATATATTTTGACCAACAACACTTCATCGAATGGAGTTTATTCTTATCAGGAATGTTCAAATCAACTGTGGATTTATGACATTCTCTTACCAGCCGGTTCAGTCAACAACATTTGGTTGACAGAAGGAACTTTTAACACCGCAATGCCTGCAATCGTTACTTTTACGGACTTGGGACCTTTTCCATTCGTCGTTACACCAACATCTACCGTAACAAGTACTCCAACGCCAACAATGACCCCAACTCAAACTCAAACACAAACTCCAACCCAAACACAAACTCCAACTCAAACCGAAACACCGACCCAAACCTCAACACAAACACCTTCGGCCACCACTACCCTTACAGCATCACAAACTCAGACACAAACTCCAAGTCAGACCGAAACACCAACCCAAACCCCAACTCAAACTCAGACACAAACTCCGAGTCAGACAACCACCCAAACTCCAACAAATACACACACTTCAACTCAGACCATGACTCCAACTCCGAGTGTAACACCACCAATAAGGACCGCATTTTTAGTTTACCCAGGTTCAACGTTAGTTGAATCTTGTAGTCAAACATTATCACAAATCACTGTTTACGGAAATGATGCTGTTTGGGGAGACGTGACAGCAGTGCTTGATGTACCAACTGGACCAGCAACTATTAATATGACTGGTTTCTACAACTTCAATGGTATTAGTATCGAGGTTGATAGCACGGGTCAATTCGTTAACATTTCTACATGTGTAACACCAACACAAACAACAACAAACACATCAACTCCAACGGAAACACCAACCAACACACCGACACCAAGTGAATCACCGACTCAGACTCCTACATCAACTGAGACACCGACTCAGACTCCTACATCAACTGAGACACCGACTCAGACGCCAACTCAAACCGCAACACCAACTGAAACAACAACTCAGACACCAACACCAACACCAACAATATCTTATTGGGTTTATACTTTGACATCAGGAGCAACCGCGAACGATGCGTGTACAAGTGTAACAACATATACAATTTATTCGAGTTCATCGTTCCCTCAAGGACCAACAGTTGGGGAATTCTTATTCCTTGATTCAGCACTGACTAATCCTGTAAATAACGGATGGTGGGGAGACGGTTCTTCCGCATTCGAAACTGATGACACCATAGGTTCACCAGGACAAATATTAACTGAAGACCCTTGTTAAATTTACGACCCCTCTTTTGAGGGGTTTTTCTTTTTCTGATATTCAGTTTGTAATCTTATTGTTTATTTTTTTTGTAAAAAATTGGATTAATGAAAATATTTGTTCAGATTGCCTCTTATAGAGACCCCCAACTTGTTCATACGTTAAAGAACATGATTGAAAATGCTAAACGACCAAAAAACCTAAGAATTGGTATTGCAAGACAGTTTAGCCCCGACGATAAATTTGATGATTTAACCGAATACGAAAAGGATAAAAGATTCAGAATTCTGAATATCCCATACCAAGAAGCGCAGGGTGTTTGTTGGGCACGTAACTTAGTACAACAACTTTATGAAGGGGAGGAGTACACACTTCAAATTGATTCTCATATGAGATTTGCCCCGAATTGGGACGATGAGATGATTAAAATGATTAAGCAACTTCAGAAGAAAGGTCACAAAAAACCTCTGTTGACTGGTTACGTTTCTTCATTTGACCCTGACAATGACCCGGCAGGAAGAGTTCAAGAACCTTGGAGAATGGTGTTTGATAGATTTATACCTGAGGGTGCAGTATTCTTTTTACCTGAGACGATACCAGGTTGGAGAGATTTGAAAGAACCAACTACTGCAAGATTTTATTCGGCCCACTACGCATTTACATTGGGACAATTTTCCAACGAAGTTCAACACAATCCGAATTATTATTTTCATGGTGAAGAAATTTCGATTGCTGCTAGAGCATATACTTGGGGTTATGATTTGTTCCACCCCCATAAGGTTTTGATTTGGCACGAATACACACGTAAAGGAAGAACCAAACAATGGGATGATGACAAACAATGGGTTGACCGAAATAATAAATCACACCTCACCAACCGAAAGTTGTTTGGTATGGACGGTGAAATTCAAGAGGGTCATGATGGACCATTTGGATTTGGAACTGAAAGAACGTTGAGAGATTACGAAAAGTATTCAGGTTTGTTGTTTGAAAAAAGAGCGGTACAACAATATACTTTGGACAAACATTATCCACCAAACCCCTACAACTACGAAACTGAAGAAGATTGGAAGAAAGACTTTGCTCAAGTTTTCAAACATTGTATTGATGTAGGTTACCCTAGTGTGCCTGAAACTGATTATGATTTTTGGGTTGTTGCTTTCCACGGAGAAGATGATTCCACATTATTCAGAAAAGACGCCGACAAGGCAGAGATTTCAAGAATGATGAATGACCCTGACAAATATTGTAAGATTTGGAGAGAATTCCAAACCACGCAAAAACCTAAGTATTGGGTTGTGTGGCCTCACTCAGAATCTAAAGGTTGGTGTGACCGTTTAACAGGAAATTTGTAATGGACTTAAATAATATTTACAAATACGTTGTCAATTTAGATAGAAGAACTGACAGGATGGAATCCATAAAATTTGAAATGGATTACATTGGTTGGGAGTATGAAAGGTTTAGTGCAATTGACACTAATAGTCACGGTGGTTGTTCTTTGTCACACATTGAAATAATAAAACAAGCAATCTCGAAAGGGTTGGATGAAGTGATGGTTATTGAGGACGATTGTTCGGTTATGCCCTATGCAAAGTCTTTGATAGAAAAAATTACCTCAGATACTGAAGGTACTGAATATGGTATTTTGAACTTATCACCAACACTTAATCGTCCTGTGAATAAAAGTGAACGACATAGTACTTTATTGGATTTAACAAATTTCCCACCAATGATGGAACATCATAGAGGAATTTTTGCAACAAACATGATTGTCTATCATCATAGTATTTACGATGAGGTTTTGAAATTGGAACCAAGAGAATTTTTGGGATACTATGCAATAGATGATTTCATTTATCAATTTGTTATGAGTAAACACCAAAGTTATGCACCTGTTTTACCAATTGCACCACAAATAAGTGATTGGTCGGATGTATCTCACGGTAACTATAATAATTTTTACACTCAAACTTATAATTGGAATCAATATTCTCCAATAAAAATTCCTTCCGAATTTCTCAATCTTGGATACAATATTCAAACTAAACAAGAAAAACTTTTTCACGATATTTCTTTATGAAAACTAAATTTATTACATGTATTTACAGTGACCTAAACGGTACTGAATTAGGAGGAAGACCTGGCAGAGGAGGACATTATAGATGGAGTTTAATGTCCTTACTTAAAATGACTGATGCAGATTTTGTTTGTTACACTTCTGATAGAGAGTACGAATCACTCATTGAGTTTTTTTATAATATGCACAATGTTTCACCTCAAAAATTGGAAATCAAGGTTTTTGACATTACAAAAACACGACACGCAAAAAGACTCAATGAAATAAAACAAGTCGATTTGATTAAGTGGGGTGATAGATGTTTAGAAATACAATATGCGAAATTTGAATGGTTTGATTATGAAGATGGTTCGTATGACAACTATTTTTGGATTGATGCTGGTCTATCACATACAGGTTTAATTCCAAACAAATATTTGATTGGCACCCATCCTGAAAGGAGATATTACGATTCAACTTTGTTTAACAATGAATTTTTGAAAAACTTAATAGAATTCACTGGTGATAAATTTTTCATGATAGCAAAAGATAATGAAAGAAATTATTGGTCAGGCACTGTAGACCCCAAATGGTACAATCAATACGACAGGTCCTTACACGTTGTTGGGGGTTTGTTTGGGGGAAAAAGAGAACAATGGAGACAAATGGTAGATTTATTTGACAATTATCTGTCACAAATAATGGAAGTAGATAGTCAACACCCTTATGAGGAATTGATTATGACTTTGATATTTTTCAATCATCCTGATTTGATTAGTAAAAAGTTATTTGACGTTTGGTGGTCTCCTGACTCTGGCATAAGTGGTTTACAAGAAGATTTCTTTATTATTAACAGAAGTTTCTATAAAATATTTGAAGAGTTTAATGGAATATATGAATAAGGTAACTTTTGTAACGGGACTTTGGAACATAAAAAGGGACCAACTCTCAGAGGGTTGGTCTCGCTCATTTGAGCATTATTTGGAAAAGTTTGACCAACTTCTAAAAATAGAAGCAAACCTTATCATATTTGGTGAAAAGGAATTAGAAGATTTTGTGTGGGAAAGAAGAAATCGTGAAAACACACAGTTTATTGTTCGTTCAACAGATTGGTTTGTCAATGACTTCCACACAAAAATACAATCAATTAGAACAAACCCCGATTGGTACAATCAATCAGGTTGGTTACCAGAATCAACCCAAGCAAGACTTGAGATGTACAATCCACTTGTTATGTCTAAAATGTTTTTACTTAATGATGCTCGAATCTTTGATAATTTTGATTCATCCCATCTTTTTTGGCTTGATGCCGGTATAACAAACACTGTACATCCTGGTTATTTTACTCACGATAAGATTCATGAAAAATTTGACAAGTTGTTTAATAAATTTGGATTTATTGCGTTTCCTTATGATGCCGAGAGAGAAATACATGGATTTTCATACCCCAAAATAAATCAATATGCGGGTGGAAATGTAAAGTTGGTTTGTCGGGGAGGAATTTTTGGTGGTACTAAAGATTCTATCAGTGATGTGAACGGGATTTACTACAATGTGATGAACCAAACACTGAACGATGGTTACATGGGTACTGAAGAATCTTTGTTCAGTATTCTTCTCTACAGACACCCCGATATTTTTGATTACTACGAAATTGAGTCCAACGGACTAATTGGTAAATTTTGTGAGGATGTGAAAAACGATACTCATAAAGTAAAAAATATACAAGGAAAAACATCTTATTCAGATTTGAAGTTTGACAATAGTGCTCTATATGTAATAACATTTAACAGTCCAAAACAATTCGAGACACTCTTGAAATCCATGGAGTTATATGATAGAAACTTTATTGATAAACCCAAAAAGTTTTTATTGGATAACTCATCAGATTTGACAACTACGGAAAGGTACATTGAATTGTGTGAGGAATATGGATTTGAGCACGTAAAGAAAGATAATTTAGGAATTTGTGGTGGTCGTCAATGGATTGCAGAACACTCTCACGAAAACAAATTTGATTTTTATTGGTTCTTCGAAGATGATATGTTTTTCTACGGAGGACAGGACCAAGTTTGTAAAAACGGATTTATTAGAAAAATTGATGATTTGTACAACAAATCTCTTCAGATTACGAAGAATCACTCCTTGGATTTTCTGAAACTTAATTTTACAGAATTTTACGGAGACAATGGTACCCAATGGTCATGGTACAATGTACCCCAAAACGTCAGGGAGGAATATTGGCCCGAAAAACCTACATTACCAGTTCAAGGTTTGGACCCGAATGCTCCACGAACGAAGTTCAATGAAATCAGGTCATACAAAGGTGTTGCATTTGGAATTGGTGAAGTTTATTATTGTAACTGGCCACAAGTTGTCACAAAGTATGGTAACGAAAAAATGTTTTTGACAACAAAATGGGACAGACCTTTTGAACAAACATGGATGAGTTACATTTATCAAGAAACTAAAAAAGATAATATCAAACCAGGTTTGTTGATGGCAACACCCACCGAACACGATAGATTTGAATTCTACGATGGAAAACTAAGAAAAGAGTCCTAACAAAGTATTTATCTTTGTATGGAATTTTTTATTAGAAAGAATGCAACACTACCTGTACTTAAAATGCAAGTAGTTCAAGATGGACGTAGTAGTTATGGTGACACCATGGAATTTTTGGAACTATCCACCATTTTCTTTTCGATGGTCAACGTTCAAACAGGTATTCCCAAAATTGTTGGTGCCCCTTGTTCGATTGTAAGTCTAATTCCAAATGAGTTGGGTGCTCCTGTAGAATATTACATATATTACCAATTTACCACACGAAACACTGACACACCTGGTAGGTACCAAGGTCAATTCTTAATCAAGAACACTGGTTTACTCGGAACTCAACAAGGAAGTTTAATAGTTCCAATACGAGAGGAGCTCTACATTAACGTAGAGGATAGTTTTATTTCAGAACAAGCTTGTTGTTAATTTGACTCACAGACTTTAGTCTTTTATATTTATCATTGAATGAGTAAGACAAATTCCACAAGGTGTGGAAGATAATGTGTCACTCGGTAAAATATTGAAAATATGATTGACGAAGAAGTTATCAAGTCATTCTTAGAGGGTAATGACCCTGAAGAATTTATCGTGGCGTGTGAGTTTGACTACGTCTCTGATTCCATTTACAAAATCAAGGAAATTCCTGGCAAAGGAAAAGAAATACGAAAGGATACGTTTATCCCTTTCTGTTGGGTTGGTGATTTACACAACATGGGATTTTACAAAGATTCCAAAGGATTACAAAAAGAGGCGATGACAAAACATGGAATTGTCATTACAAAATTAGATACCCACGGTGACCCCCGAATGGAAAAAGGGTTAACTTATATGGTTAAGTCTTTGAAGGGTTACCGAAGTCTAATTCAGTTTTTTCGTGAGGGTGGAGCAGACCCTTGGGGAGATAAGTTCCGAGAAAAAATTCTTATTCTCCCCCCCGTCGAACAATACTTTATCTCCAAAGAAAAACGTCTTTTCAAAGGATATGAGGACTATGATGAGGTAACTCGGCTTGTATATGACTTGGAGACCACCTCACTCGAACCTAAAGACGGACGCATCTTCATGATTGGTATCAGAACCAACAAGGGGTTCAATAAGATTATCGAATGTATCAATGAGGAGGACGAAAAAAAGGGTATCTTAGAATTTTTTGATATTATCAATCAAATCAAACCAAGTATTATCGGTGGATACAATTCGGCAAACTTTGACTGGTATTGGATTTTTGAACGTTGTCGTATCTTGGGTATCGAAATACGTAAGGTTGTTAAGTCACTTCACCCACAACATTCCATTTCTCAGAAGAAAAACATTCTCAAATTAGCTAACGAAGTTGAGGATTACATGCAAACCTCGATTTGGGGTTACAATGTAATTGATATTATCCATGCTGTTAGACGAGCTCAAGCCATCAACTCGTCAATCAAGTCTGCGGGTCTGAAATATATTTCTGAATTTATCAATGCGAAGGAACCCGACCGAGTTTATATCAACCACGATAGTATCGGTAAGATGTATACGGAGAAAGAAGAGTATTGGCTCAACCTTAAGAATGGTGAGTATCGTAAAAAGGGTTCTTTTGAAGATTTGGACAAGAAGTTTCCTGACACTTATTTGTTGACAAACGGTGCAGATATCGTTGAACGATATCTTCAAGATGACTTGGAGGAAACTTTGAAGGTTGACAAGGAATTCAATCAAGGTTCTTTTCTTCTTGCTGCGATGATTCCGACAACGTATGAGAGAGTTTCAACTATGGGAACTGCAACCCTTTGGAAGATGCTTATGCTTGCTTGGAGTTATAAAAACAATTTGGCAATTCCCGCTAAACAAAGTAAAACAGATTTTGTTGGTGGGCTTTCTCGACTTCTTAAGGTTGGGTACTCTAAAGACGTACTCAAACTTGACTTCTCTTCCCTGTATCCATCTATTCAGTTGGTGCACGATGTATTTCCACAATGTGATGTGACAGGTGCGATGAAGGGGATGCTCAAATACTTCCGAGATACCCGTATCAAGTACAAAGAATTGGCTGAGGAATATTACGAAATAGATAGAAAAAAATCCGAATCTTTCGGAAACAAACAACTTCCCATCAAAATCTTTATTAACTCGATGTTCGGTGCACTATCAGCACCACAGGTGTTTGCATGGGGGGATATGTATATGGGTGAACAAATCACTTGTACAGGTCGACAATATCTTCGTCAGATGATTAAGTTTTTTATGGCTCGTGGGTATACCCCCCTTGTTATGGACACGGATGGTGTAAACTTCTCACTTCCTGAGGGTGCGACCGAACGAAAGTATGTTGGTCGAGGCTTGAATTGGAAAGTCAAAGAGGGTAAAGTTTACGAAGGGGCTGAAGCGGACGTGGCCGAATACAACGATATTTTTATGAGAGGGGAAATGGCTTTGGACACAGATGGTGTTTGGCCTTCGTGTATTAACCTTGCTCGTAAGAACTATGCGGTTATGGATTACAAGGGTAAGATTAAACTTACTGGTAATTCAATCAAGTCAAAGAAACTTCCTGGATACATTGAAAAGTTTTTGGATATGGGGATTAAGATGTTATTGGAGGGTAAGGGTAAAGAGTTCGTAGATTACTATTACGAATACTTGGAGAAGATTTACAATCAACAGATTCCTCTTGCTCAGATTGCTCAAAAGGCTAAGGTTAAGCAAACCCTTCAGGATTATAAAGTTCGTTGTACACAGACCACAAAAGCGGGGTCTTTGATGTCAAGACAAGCCCACATGGAGTTGGCAATTCACCACAAGATGAATGTCAACTTGGGGGACGTAATTATGTACGTCAATAATGGGGAGAAAGCTTCTCATGGTGATGTTCAAAAAGTCCCAGCAAAAAAGTATTCTGACTTACAACGTAAAAGACATTTTGATAAAACAGGAGAAGTTCTTCAGGATGTCGAATCAAGAATCCAACTTAATTGTTACATTTTGGACCCTGCAGAATTGGAACAAAATCCTGACATGACAGGGGATTACAATGTCGCTCGTGCGGTTACCACCTTCAACAAACGTATTGAACCTTTGTTGGTTTGTTTCAAGGACGATGTTAGAAACAATCTTATTGTAAACAACCCTGAGGACATGGGTATCTTCACCGCTAGTCAGTGTGAACTAATAAACGGATATCCGATGGGACCTGGTGACCAAGATGAACTTGACGAGGTTATGACTATGTCTGATGGTGAAATCAAATACTGGGAAAAACGAGGTCTTTCATCGGATTACATGTACGATTTGGCGGAAGAAGGTTGGGAGCAGTATATTTACCAATATGAAACTGAAACACATAGTTAACCTGTCTGTTGACAACCCTGATGCAGACTTTTGGATTATTCGTCGTGGTAATGCCCGTCAAGTTGGTCGACCTACTCGTGAATATTCTCCCGAACATATTGGGGTAACAGTAACTCGTCCTGACTTGGTTTTGTCTGATTATCTTTTCTATGTTTTTGAGTTCTTGGCAAACAACGGAGTTTTTACCGAAATTGCTCAAGGAACCACGGGTCTAAAAAGTATCAGTATAAAAGATTTGAAGAATATTCCTCTTAAGACTGCTTAAGTCCGTCTGAAGATATAATATACCAAGTTCCGGCACAGAAACGGAATTCTACACATGCACCTTTGTCAATTAGAATTTCATCATATTCTTCATCAATTTTTCCCATATCAGGAATAATAAGGACTTTAGTCATAGCTTTGATTACTGTGTGGTCTGTGGAAAGGCTATCTAATCTTACTTTTGAGGAGTTTACACCTCTTATTACAATACAGGCTTCTCCGTGGGTTTCATAAAAAGGTTCTGAAACAACAGCGGTCTCTGAGGTGGTAATTATTTTACCATTAATTATTCTTTGTGAGGGGGTGTTTTTGATTACTGACATGGTTCTATACTTCTACAGATACTGTGAAATTTATTTTTTTGGTTTCGTCTTTCATAGTTGCTACAATATCTGTAACCATGACCCCAACAAAACCTGAGGTTTGGTATGTCCCGTCTTGTTTGAATTTTCCCTGAATGTCGAAATAATACTTCACAAATAAAAGTTCCAAAAAATCTAACTGCGAGTTGATTTCTTTGAATTGTTCTCGAAGTTCAAGTCCGTCAAAATAACTTTTGGATTCAATATCACATTCATATCCCAAAATTTTGTCTCCTTGGGAACTTATCCAAAATTTTTTTATTTCAAACTTAGTGTCTGGGTTTTCTTTTTTACCCTTCAAATCCAACAAGTGTTGAAACACTTCCATCATTTTTTCTTTCATGTTATATCACATAAATTTGACGAGGCATTGCCCTGAACTTCATTTGTTTGTTGAGGTTTTCTGCCAAAAGTGCTTCTTTCTCCATTTGTTTTTCAGGACGTAATCTTTCCAACCTGAGTTTCAATTCTTCCTCTAACTTACTTTTTTCGTCTTTCGCTTCTGTTTGTAAAGACGCATAGTCCATCTGAACTTCACTATCAGGTGTTTTAAGATTTCCGCTGAACTTACCTCTGACTCGAGCTAATGTTTCTTTAGCGTATGCGGTAAACCATTTTCTCACCCACTGTTGTGCAGGTACATTCAAATCTTCCCAACTAAGTTCCTCAATAGGAACATCTGATGGTAACTTTATTATATCAGGATTATCCTTAATACATTGGGCTCTACTGTCTCCGTCTACGTCATAGTACCAATACCATACAGCTTTACCAGTGTATTCTGAGTAGTTACTCCAAGAAAAGTTTGAACCAGGTGCGTTGTATAGTGTAACCAACCTTTTTCCATCAGGAAGACCCGTGATTTTATAGGTCAACGCACCACCGAGAATTCTATTCAAGATGTTTGCCTCTTGATATCTGAGTAAGTAATCGAAACCACTTAACATAAAGTAAGAACCCGCAGTTCCTATTTGAGCATAACCAGCTTGGTTGGCACCTAATCCTAAACCACCGAATCCATAGTCAGTTGTACCCCAAAGAGCTAAGTTTTGGAATGGTTGGTTAGAGAACCACAGAAGTTCGTTAATTTCTCTTCCTGCAGGAATTTCGTAAGATTGTGTATTGGCACTCAGGACAAAATAGTCTTTTTTCAAAACGTATGGACCAGTTGTCTGAAGTCCAACAATCTTAGAATATGCATAAGTAAATTGATTCTCAAGGTTGAAAGTACGAGTCACAAGTGCTCGTGCAACTGATTGTTCTTTCATGTTGAGGTTAACCAAGTTAACCCAATTCGATTCAATCAACCAATCAAGAGTGTATTGTTCGTAATCTTGAATGGATAATTCCATCAAGGAATCTAACATATCATCTTCCAATTCAACTGACCTCAAGGGTGCACCGAGTTGGTGACGAAGTCTTGTATAAATTCTTGTTCTTTCGGGTTCAGGTATTACAGCCATACCTATAAATACCTCGATTATTTCAAATCGTAGAGAAGTGACTTTTTGTTAAAAACGTAATTACCGTCGACGATTTTTGATTTGTTTTCGAAAACAACAACTTTTCTACCTTTGACAAAAACCATCCAATCAACGTTGTATTTCGCGACTTCTCCTGTTTTGGTTATCATCAATTCATCGTTACGTTCCAAAATTTCATCGAATCCTTTTACTTGAGCGGTTTTTTTCACACCCTCAATTACGATTTCCATATCAATTTTTTTCACTGCGTCAATTACTTTTCCCCCACCCGCAGTCTGAATAATTTTCGCATTAGGTAGTGACTCTTGAAGTCTTACCGCCGCTGTTTTTTCTCTACGGTTTCCTATGTTACCTTTTTCTTTGAGGGTATTCATAAGGGAATGAAACGTTTGACTGTTTGTATCGAATATTCTTGTCTGGTATTTTTCAATGTAGTCACACATTCTTTTCATTTCCTCAATCTGAGTCTCGGTGTCTGTTGTAGCAAAATTCAGAGGTTTTTGTCCAAGTGTTTTGGTTATTACTCTGTTGAGGTCTCTTGCCATTATACAAGCCGCCGAATAGTTTGTATTCAGGTAGTTGATAACACTATGACCAGGTTTTTCCAAATCAAAAACACCAGGTAGGTTCCCCCCCTCTTTTTTGGTGTGGTAGTTGTCTGCAAACATTGACCTTAGAACTTGGTCGATTGTTGTTCTGTATAGTGAACGGGCGATTGAATTGTAATTGAAAAGATTTCTGAAAACTTCAATTTCACTTCTCGAACATGCTTCTGATTTTGATTCCATTAGGATTGATTCTAACTCTTTGGTTTCTAATAATTTTGTCTGTGTTTTAACAAGATACATACCCTCAACAAAATCCCAATTGACGACGGTCCAAAAGTTTTTGATGTATTCATCTCTTTTGTTTTTGTATTTGAGGTAATATGCATGTTCCCACAAATCTAAGCCCAAAAGTGGATATCCGCCGCCTTCGATAATGTTCATAAGTGGATTATCTTGATTGGGGGTGGACATGATTTTCAGAGTACCTTTGTTGGTCAGCACAAGCCACACCCACCCTGAACCAAATCTTTGTTTGGCAATCTCTTCAAATTGTTTTTTGAATTTTTCGTAAGTGCCGAAGTCTTTTTTAATTTTCAGAAGTAGTTCCTTCCCAATTCTTTGTGGGTTGGGTGAGAGCATGTTCCAAAAAAGTGCGTGGTTGAATGCTCCCCCTGCGTTATCTCGGATGGCTTTGGGGTACCTTGAAATGTTTCTGACTATTTTTTCAAGTTCGTGGTCTCCTTTTCTTTTACTCAAAAGAGTATTGAGTTTATCTACGTAACCTTTGTAATGTTTGTTGTAGTGAACGTTCATTGTTTCTGAGTCAATGAATCTTTTCACTGCGGAATAACTATAGGGTAGTTTTTCGATTCCTATTTTTTTCCCTTCAATCAGTAAATTTTTGGCAGTTTCTCTTTTTTGTTCGTGGAGGATTTGTGTTTCTATTTTTTTCACCTCTTCTTGTATATGTTGCATCGTTAATATTTTTTCTATAAATAATAGAAAGCAACCGATTATCTTCTTTGATTGATTAAGTTTAAGATTTCTTCTACCACGGTGGTCTCATCGGATGTGTCTCCCATTACGGTTGCTATTATTTTCTTTTTGTTGTTTAGTATGTCGTAAATTATTCCCTCGATTGTATTTTCGAATATTGGGTAGTACACCAAGACATTGTTTTTTTGTCCGTATCTGTAGGCTCTGTCCTCTGACTGACTGTGGTCAGACGGGAGAAAAGACAGGTCATTCATAATCACCGCTTCTGCTGCTGTAAGAGTAATTCCCACACCAGCTGCTTTGATGTTTCCAACAAAAACTTTGACTTTTTCATCCTGTTGAAATCTATCAACAGAATCTTGACGTTGTATTTTACTCATTGACCCGTCAAGTCTAACCGCACTTTTTCCGAAATGGTTGTAAATGGTCTCCAAGGATTTTGTGAAGTTACAAAAAATGATAACTTTTTTTCCTTGTTCGATTATGTTTTCGGCAAGTTCGATGGTATGTTGAGTTTTCTCTTCAGCAATAATCTGTCTGACTTGGGTAAGTTTGGTAAACTGAATAGAAAGGTTTTTGCTTTCCTCGGGGTTCTTGTCGTACCAATTGTAGTAATCACCCATAAGCTCCTCATATACTTTTGAACGAAGTCTAAGATAAACTGGTGTGATTATTTTATCAGGTAAATCCAAAACGTCTTCCTTCAAACGTCGGAGTACTGTTGAGGAGGTTCTGTCTCTGAGTTCCTCTAAGTTCGAGGCTCCCATTACGTTCCAAATTTTTCTTGGACCCACCCTAAATTGAAATCCCGAACAATATCTAACAACATAAGCCATCCAATTTTTTGCCACAGGAGAATCAACCAAACTCAACAGATTGAAATAGTTGATTGGTCGAGAAGTCATGGGCGTACCTGTCAACAACCAAAGTCGTTCAATGTCTCTAACCAAATCATTGATTAATTTAGTACGTTGAGCTTGAACGTTTTGAATGTAGTGTGCCTCATCAATTATTACCAAATCAAAATTTGATTTGAGTATAATAGAATTTTTTTTGTCTTTCGAATCGTGAAAATTTTTAATGATGTCGTAGTTCATTATTACAATCTCCGAATCTTCGGAATAATTTTTTCCTTCACAAACGTAACTGGTCTTATCAGAGTAAAGTTGGTATTCCCGTTGCCAGTTAATCTTCAAAGACGCAGGACAAATTATCAAAATCTTTTTAGCACCAGTTTCCAATGAAGCAATAATCGTTGAGGTGGTTTTACCCAATCCCATATCGTCCGCCAAAATGTATTTTTTGTTTTTCAAAAGTTGCTCGATTGCAACCTTTTGGTGGTCCAATGGTGGTCGGTGTGAATACTTAGAATAATCTATTTCGCCAATTTCAATTTTATTGTCTTTGATGATTGCCGCTTTGGGAAGCCACATCTCTGACAATTCTTCATTTTCAAAAAACTTCCCCCAAATGTGATACGCTTTGTCTTTCTCAGCCAAAAGTTTTTCAATCCACATCTTTTCAGGGATTGTCATCATGAATTTGTCGTTAGCAATTTTATTTGCGAAATAAGAATCCAAGACCACCCACTTTTTGGCCACAAGGGGGGTTTTATTGTGATTGGCTATGATATATTCGGACTGACTGCGCGTGGGATAAAACTTAGAGTTTTTTTCAAGTTTTACCTTTAACCCCAAGATATAGTTATTGGCCCCTTGATAGTTCTCCAAAAGTGAGATGGCCTTGGATTCTATTGTTATAGATTCATTCATTCATTAGTCTCGTATTTTTCACGAGCGTAATATGGGTAAATATAATGTTCATTAAGGTATTTATCAATATATCAGTTATGGCAGAAAGATTAGTTCCAATTACGCGGTTAGGTAAATTCTTCGGTGGTGAGGATTTTGAACTTGATACGTCCATGGGTCAAGAGTGGCTCGAGGGTGATATGAATTTCACTGTGGTACTGTATCGTATTGACCGATATAAAACCCGTGTCGACGATGTTTATGGTGAATCACCCGAAGGTGGAATACAATTCTTGGCTCCTGTGGAGTTAAAAGGTTATGTTCAAATTCTTGCACCTAACGCACAAAGACTTGGAACTTCTCGAATTGAACAAAATGAGCCTGGTAATCTACGATTCTCAGTATACCAATCTTACTTGGACGAACTCGGTGTGGATATTCAATACGGTGACTACATCGGATACTACGAAACCGAAAGCAAAGTACGATACTACTCAGTTGCCGACGATGGTCGTGTTGTCTCTGACAATAAACATACTTATGGAGGTTACAAACCGTTCTACAGAACAGTAATTGCGACCCCTGCCAGTCAAAACGAATTCTTTGGAACCTAATGGCACTACCTAAAGTCCCTATATTCAAAACTCAAATCAAACCCAACATCGATTTGGTTCCACCCAAAACTTTGTCGGCGAGAAGAGAACAACTCCTTCAGTACATAAATGAAGATGGTACTTACCTCCCCAAAAGTGTTTTACATGCCGATTTGGATGGGGGAATGTTGGAATTTGTTATGGGGGAATTAAAAACAACGGTTTCAGGTAAAGATATCAGTGTGGTTGACAAAATTATCACCAATCAACGGTGGTCACAATTTACTGAAACATGGAATTTCAAAGACCAAGATTTCAACGTACAACTGCCATTTATAACAGTGGTACGTCAACCTGAGGTGAAGTTTGGTACGAATCCATCCACACAATATACTATTCCTAATAGGAAACAGTTCTATTATGCCCGTGTCCCAACTTGGAACGGAAACCAAAAAGGATACGACATTTATACAATCCCACAACCAGTACCTGTTGATATCAATTATAGTGTAAAAATTATTTGTAACAGGATGAGGGAGTTGAACACATTTAATAAGAATGTTTTACAAACTTTTTCTTCTCGTCAAGCGTATACGTTCATCAAAGGTCAATATGTTCCAATTATTATGAACAATATTTCAGATGAATCTGTAATCGATATCGAAAGACGAAACTACTACATTCAGAGTTATGATTTTACAATGCTTGGTTATTTGATTGACGAAGAAGAATTCCAAGTCAAACCAGCAATTTCAAGAGTCCTTCAATTGGTTGAGGTTGATACCCAAGTTGCTCAAGGGCTACGAGCTCGACAGTTCCCTGAAAACCCCGATGAGTTTATCTATGATTTGTACTATACACCTAGCAATAGTGTAATTGTTGACGACCAAGTTGATTATAGAATCGACCTTAGTTTGATTGGTACAGACAATGTTGACAATTATTTTGTATACATCAACGATGATTATTACGGACAAAATGTGTCAAATATTCAACTCAATACAGGAGATTTATTTAGAGTTGAAATTACAAAGACAACTGTAGGTCAGGAGGCTAATGTAAAGTTCCAAGCTAAGCTTGTTTAGTTTTCCCCATAGATATCTTTCTTGTCACCACACTTATCCAAGATGAGTTTTTCTAAAAACTTATACATTTTCAAACCATTTTTTTCACAATAAGTTTTCAAGACCTTGTGAGTCTCTGGTGAAATTTTTAGGTTCTTAATGTCTTTAGTGGTGTTTTTCATAGGGAGAAAAAAGGTAGAAAAAAATCTTACTACTTAATAATACGTATTCAAAAGTAAAGTTTTTTGTATTGAAATCAAATATTTATCTTAAAAATAAAACCGAATAAGAAAAATTTAGAAAAATGTTTTTTCAATTAACTTCTCAAGCAAACCAAAAGGTCTTCGTATCTCCTGGAGTTTACACATCTGAAACTGATTTATCATTTGTTGCTCAGAGTGTTGGTGTAACAACTTTGGGTATTGTAGGTGAGACTCTCAAAGGTCCTGCTTTCGAACCAATTTTCATTACCAACTACGATGAGTTCCAAACATTCTTCGGAGGAACGGTACCAACAAAATTTATCGGAACTCAAATTCCAAAATATGAAGCCGCTTACATTGCCAAAGCGTATCTTCAACAATCAAATCAACTATTTGTTACTCGTATCTTGGGTTTATCAGGATATGATGCGGGTCCTTCATGGAGTTTGCAGGCGGTAGCAAACGTAGACAGTGCCTTCATCGGTATCGACACATCAATTGCAACTGTTTCATTCACTGCTAATTTTTCCGGTTTTACTACAGGTAATACAGTGTCTTTTGGTTCAGGTCTACCAGCACTTCTTTCGAATAATCTCTCAACATCTTACACTTTGATTGATGGTTCAACTTCAACATATAGTAGAGATGTATACAACTTCGCTACAGATATTATTGCGGCTAATTCAGTATCAGGAAATACCGCCGTTGGTTATGGTTCAATTCCGAGTGTGGATTACAATACTTTGGCTTCGACCTATCCGAATGTTAACAACGAATTTGGTTGTGACAATTTGAGTTTGTCCTTCGCGGATTTGTCCAATGGAAATAATGACCCTTGGTACTACGCAACTTTTGACCCAACTACAGGAAATAACTACTCAGGGTATTCTTGGTATTACTCAGTCACAAATTTCTTTACTGCGGCAACACCTTCAGTGGCAAACAACTACTTCTTTTCAGGAACTGTTACTGGTCAATTGTACACTTATTCAGGACAAGCATACTATGATTGGAACAACTTAATTTTGGCAACAGTTCGTTCAAGAGGTATTTCAATTTATGATGCAAACGACCATGGTCCTCAATATCAAGTTACAGGTCTTACTGACTTGAACTTGGTATGTACAGGTCCTTACTCGGGAATTTCCCAAAGTCCATTTGCAACATTCTTGTTGAGTGGTACAACCTACCAAGGAAATCCGTTTAGTTTTGAGGCGTCTTTTGATTCAACAAACTCCAACTACATTACAAAGGTGTTGGGTGTAACCAACTTTGCTAAACCAAGAACTGATGTTCCAATTTACGTGGAGGAATCATATCTTGGATTATTGAATTACGGATTTAACAAAGGGTACGTTCGTGGGGTCAAATGTGATTTGATTGCATTACCTGAGGCAAGAGATAAAACCTCAACAACTTCAATTGCTTGGTTCTTGGACCAATACCAAACACCTAAAACTCCATTCCTTGTTTCTGAACTTCGTGGTAATGTTGTTTACAATCTCTTCCGATTCATGACAATAAGCGATGGTAATTCCGCTAATACAGAGGTGAAAATCTCGATTGCGAATATTTCTTTCAGTAATCTTACGTTTGATGTTTTAGTTAGAGATTTCTTTGACACGGACGCTAACCCAGTAGTTTATGAAAAATTCACCAACTGTACTATGGACCCCACTAGTAACAGTTTTGTTGCTAAGAAAATCGGTTCTTCTGATGGTGAATATCCGTTAAACTCGGCTTACGTAATGGTTGAACTCTCTGATGAATACCCTGTAGATGCATTACCTTGTGGTTTCTATGGTCTCGAAGAAAGAGTTTACGAAAGTACCGCTAACCCTTCTCCTTTCCCAATCATCAAAAACAAGTATTTCTTCCCAGGAGAAACTATCTTTGACCCACCATTCGGAACAAGTGCGGGAGGAAGTAATATAACTTCATCCTCGGGTGACATAGTCAGAAGAACTTACTTAGGTATTTCATCTCAGTTTGGTATCGACACTGATTTGTTACAGTACAAAGGAAAAAAGAATCCAGTTGTGGGATGGGATTTGGCAACAACTTCTGAACCTTGGAACTACCAAACAAAAGGTTTCCACATGGACTCAGGTGCAACAATTATTCAGATTGCTAACTCACAAATAACTAGTGGTACTCCAGCGTTCGTCTGTGGTGTTGCTAATTTCAGTGATGAACCTACAGACCAAGCGAATCCTTATTACTTCCTTTACTCAAGAAAATTCACCACTGTATTCCAAGGTGGTTTCGATGGATGGGACATTTACAGAGAGTTCCGTACAAACCAAGATAGATTTGCTTTGGGAGCTTCAGGTTATTTACAAGGTGCTACTCCTACTCAACGTTATCCAACGGCTTCGGGAGATGGTACATTCAAGAGAATTGTTATTGGAGATAATACTCAAGATTTTGCTAACACCGACTATTACGCGTACTTGTTAGGTCAACTAGCGTTTGCGAATCCTGAGTCAACAAACATAAATGTTTTTGCTACACCTGGTATCGACTACGTGAATAATTCTAATTTGTGTGAGTTGGCAATTGGTATGGTTGAGAATGAAAGAGCGGATGCGGTTTATATCGTTACTTCTCCTGACTACAACATGTATACACCTGATGGAGGTTCTCAATATGAAATTATCTATCCACAAGAGGCGGTGGATAATCTTGACCAAACAGGAATAGATTCATCATACACCGCAACGTATTACCCATGGATTTTGGAAAGGGATACGGTTAACAACACTCAGTTATACATTCCACCAACAGGTCAAGTTTGTAGAAACTTAGCACTTACCGATAACATTTCCTTCCCATGGTTCGCTTCGGCGGGTTACACAAGAGGTCTTGTAAATTCAGTAAAGGCAAGATTAAAACTGACTCAAGAGGATAGAGACACTCTTTACCAAGGTAGAATTAACCCAATCGCAACATTCTCGGACGTTGGTACTGTAATTTGGGGTAACAAAACACTTCAGATTAGAGATTCGGCACTTAACAGACTGAATGTTAGAAGACTTCTACTTCAAGCACGTAAGTTAATTTCGGCAGTAGCTGTTAGATTGTTGTTCGAACAAAACGATGAAATCGTGAGACAACAATTCTTGGATTCTGTAAATCCAATTTTGGACGCAATCCGAAGAGACCGTGGTTTGTATGACTTCCGTGTGACAGTGTCTTCAACTCCTGAAGATTTGGATAGAAACACCTTAACAGGTAAGATTTATCTTAAACCAACGAAGGCACTCGAATTCATAGACATAGAATTTTTGATTACACCAACTGGTGCATCTTTCGAAAATATTTAATATCTTTGGGGTGGGAAAACAAATTCCCACCCTTTTTTTGCCATTTAGTAAATGAAAACTAAACTACAGGACACTTTCAAAAGTGGAACACCGGACCTTAAGTACTATGCTTTTGATTGGGACGACAATATTGTTTTAATGCCAACCAAAATCATTTTGTTAAATGATAAGGGAGAAGAGGTAGAAATGTCAACTGAAGATTTTGCAGAGTATCGTTCAAAAATCGGAAAAGATAATTTCGAGTACAAAAATAATTTGATTGTTGACTACGCTAAAAACGCATTTCGTAACTTCGGTGTAAAAGGGGATGATAAGTTTTTAAAGGAGTCTCTCAAAGCTAAGGTTGGACCTGCGTGGAACGATTTCAAAGAAGCCGTTAACAATGGGTCTATATTCGCTATTATAACCGCACGAGGTCATAACCCAAATACCATCAAAAAGTCAATTTTCAACTTCATACAGAAAAATCATAACGGAATTTCTAAGTCTGAACTTATAAAAAATCTAAAAAAATATAGAGATTTTGTCGACGAAGAAGAAATGTCTGAAGATGATATGATTAAATCTTACTTAGAGTTAAATAGATACAACCCTGTAAGTTTTGGGGTAGAAGATGAAGCGGTTTCTCCTGAGGAAGCCAAAGTCAGAGCCATGGCAGATTTTGTTAATTATGTAAAAATAATTGCAGCTAGTTTGCAAAAAAAAGCATTTCTTAAAAAAGATATTGCTAATAAATTTATTCCTAGAAAACCAGTTATAGGCTTTTCAGATGATGATGAAAGCAATGTAAAAAAGATTAAAGATTATTTCAAAAGCATCAAAGAACCAATTAAGACATATTCAACTAAAGGAGGAATAAAAAAAGAATACTAGAACTAGATTACATAAGCAAGAGTAAAATTCTGAAAAAAAAAGTCAAGAGAAAAAATATTGTCATGGGTATATTTATAATAAAAGATAAAAGTAAAAAAAACTAAGATATTACCATGGCGGATTTATTAATGAAAATGCCGATTCCTTATGAACCAAAAAGACAAAACAGGTTCATACTAAGGTTTCCTTCATCATTAGGTATTAATGAGTGGTTCGTAGAGTCAACGGCACGTCCTCACATAACCATTACACCTACTGAAATTCAATTCTTGAATACCTCAACGTTTGTTGCGGGAAGATTCAACTGGCAAACGATTCCAGTAACTTTCCGTGACCCCATCGGACCTTCAGCCGCTCAGGCACTTATGGAATGGGTACGTTTACACGCAGAATCTGTGACTGGACGTATGGGTTACGCTGCGGGATACAAAAAAGACATCGACCTTGAAATGTTGGACCCAACAGGTGTAGTTGTAGAAAAATGGATTTTGTACGGTACATTCTTAACTGATGTTAACTTCAACACTTTGAATTATTCTCAAGATGGATTGGCAACAATCTCTGCTACTCTGAGAATGGACCGTTGTGTATTGATATACTAATTTCTATTTATTTACTTTTATCAAACAGTATATTTAACCGTAGAGCCATACTCTACGGTTTTTCTTTTTTATGGACCAAGATACACAAAATTACGGACAACAAAACTTTACCCTTCCTCATGATGTGGTTCAACTACCATCTAAGGGAACTTTTTATAAAAATAAAAAGAGTTCAATCAAAGTGGGTTACCTCACAGCAAGTGATGAAAACATTTTACTTGCTGGTGGTAAGGACATGACATTAAACTTATTGAGGGCAAAGATATACGAACCAGGTCTTCGACCTGAAGAACTTTTGGAAACCGATATTGAGGCAATATTGATTTTTTTGAGAAACACAGCCTTTGGTCCTGATATAGAACTGAACTTAACAGACCCAGTCACAGGGAAAAAATTCAAAGCCACCGAAAGACTCGATGAATTGAACATCCAACACGGACAACAACCCGCAGAAGACGGTACATTCTCCACAAGACTACCGATGTCTGAAAAAACAATCAAAGTAAAACCAATCACGTATGGAGAGAGTATTGAAATTAGTAATATGGTAGACACTTACCCACAAGGAAGAGTTGCACCAGTCAGAACTTGGAGACTTCAAAAAGAAATTGTTTCAGTAGAGGGAGTGACAGACAAAACTGAAATTCAGAAATTTGTGGAATCAATGCCATTGGCAGATTCTAAACACATAAAAAAATTCTTAAATGAAAACGAACCCCGCTTGGACCTAATCCGAGTGATTATTGCCCCATCAGGAGAAAAGCTGAACGTGAATATCGGCTTTGGGGTGGACTTTTTTCGCCCTTTCTTCTGAGTATCGGCAAAACCAAATTGATGAATTTTATTATCTCTCTCAATTTTTCGGAGTTTCCTACTCGGATTTTACGGTTATGCCAATATTTGTCCGAAAGTATCTTCTTAATAAATGGATTGAGGAAAAACAGAAATCCTGATTTAACCTATTTATCTAGAAGAAACAAGTAACAAAAAAAATGTTTTTTCAAAACACAGGAGATAATCAAGGTAGTGAGAACTTTGCAGACCGTATCAAAGAAGGTATTAAGGAGTCTGTAAATCTACTCGGAAACATTGGACGTATCCAAGATGGTATCACCAACATCAACCGTGGATTTGGTGAAACTCGTGAAAGATATCAAGAATTTTCTAGAGTTGTCTCTGACAGTGTTTCAGATATCACACGATTAGGTGGGGGTGTTGCGGACATTGCTACGACAATAGAACAAATAGGTGTGGGTGCGAGAAGAAACGTAGTCGCTTCCAAAGAAACGTTATTGGAGATTTTCGCCACCCAAAAATTTTTGGGACAAACTGTTGCGGGTATAGTCGAAAATTTTGCACAAATAGGTGTAGATTCTTCTATGATTGCTGAAAACGTAGAAAACTCCGTTAATTACGTAAGAGGAATAGGACTTAATGCAATAACCATCATGAGTGACGTTTCTGCCAAAATGGATTTGATGAATAGATTCAATTTCCAAGATGGTGTTTTAGGTCTCACAAAAATGGCTGCGCAGGCTTCAATGTTGAGATTTGATATGCAAAAAACCGCAGATTTTGCAGACAAGGTTATGAATCCTGAAGGTGCAATTCAAACGGCTGCGGCATTCCAAAGACTTGGAGTTGCTTCAGGAGATTTAATTGACCCATTTGTTTTGATGGACAAATCAATAAATGACCCTCAGGGACTTCAAGACTCACTAATTGACCTTACAAGACAGTTTACTTACTTCGATGAACAGGCTCAACAGTTTAGAATTAATCCTGGCGGGGTTAGGTTGATGAAAGAACTTGCTGAGGCTGCGGGTATGACGTATTCCGAGTTTTCCAAAACTGCAATATCGGCGGCTGACTTAGATAGAAGGTTATCTATGATAAACTTTGAAATAGAGGCACCTGAAGAAGATAAACTTCTCATTGCTAATATGGCAAAAATGGGTGAGGGTGGTCGTTACTTCGTAGAAATTGAAGATAAGGGTCAAGTCGAATTGGGACAAATAACTCAGGAAGAGTTCGGAAAGTTAAGAGAATCATTTGAAGAACCAAAAACAATTGAAGAAATTCAAAGGAGTCAATTGGATACGTTCAGGCAGGTATCCAACGATATTATAGCCTTACCATTGAGAATTGGATATGCTCTTGCGGGCCAAACAGGACTCGTTCGTGGTATCGAAACCTTAAGGTTTGAAACAGACAAATTAGCCGAAAGATTTTTAGGCGAACAAGGATTCGGAACATCACAAGATTTTCGTGAAGGGTTCGAAGGTATGGGAGATAAATTAATTGGAGACTTAAAAAGTGTCATTGCTGGTGAAATGACCACCACAGAGTTTCAGGCGAGTGCTATGTCGGCAATACGTGGTAATACTTCCCTTTTTCAAGAACAAGACAGAAGAAGAGGGTCCGCAGCAACAATTCAGACCGAAAGTAAAGTTGAAGTAGATGGGGATATAGTTATTCGGGTAGAAGCACCCACAACTTTAAGTGAGCAACAAATTGATAGTATATTCAGTAAAAGAGAGGTACAAGAAAAAATATACCAAATAGTTTCGTCACAGGCTGATGTCGCTATTAGAAAATCTAAAAATAACAACTAATTCTATTTATAGAATAAAAGAATAATGGCCAGTCCACTCGATTTTCCTAGTTCAGAGGTCTTCAGAAAAAAACTTATTGTAAGAAACTTAGTTCCTTACAAAAAGACTCCTGGTTTACCGAGTGCCCCATTTCAATATGAAGTAGTACAGAGAGATTTATCTCCTGTTGATTCCAACGATGCTCTTATTGACACACCTGTATTGGCTAATGGTTTATACCCACTCAATCAATATGGTGCTGACGGTGGTTACAAACAAGTAAGAGATGTTAACATTTTACAAAACACCCGTAGTAACGAAGGTGAATATGGATACCAAGATGCTAACATAATCGATGAAGGATTCATTGCAGCACAAACGGGTTTCCCTGGAGTGGCACCGGCTTGGAAACCCCTTAACGCATATGCCAGTACTGACCAATTAACTGACGCGGCTGGTTTTTTCGGTAGTTTAGAAATCTTAACTCAAAATAACGGAAGGAGTTCAAACGCTCAACCTTATCCTAATTTCAATTCTTCTTCGTACTCAACAATTAGTTTAATGTTGAATCCTGACCCTCAAGGTTCAAATGGTTTATTGTCGAGTGATTCTTATTTGGCAAAATTAGGTGCAACAAACCTAAAAAAACAAATCGAATATAATATTGGTCGAGAAATTAGACGTAACACTTTGGGACGTGCTAATTTTCTTAACGTAAATGGTGGGGAAGATATACTTGCATTCATTAATGGAAGGGTACCTTTATTAGAACCAAACTGGACAATTACTGAGGGTTCTACAATTATTGGTGCTGCTGCGGGATTGTTGAATAGAATATCGGGTTCATATGCACCGTTTTCAGTCATACCAGGACAATATTTTGACCCACAAATCAATAGTGGTATACCTACAACGGGCCAACAGTTAGCTTCGGCATTTTTAGGCGCAAACTTAGCGGCTGGTATTGGTAGATTTTTTGCAAGACTTAATTCTCAGTCAAACTTAAGGGGGTCACAACTGTTCCTTGAAAATACTGGCGGAGGTCAACGTTCTCAACTATTCAAAAATTTAGATTACAACCTCTACAAGCCGGGTTACGACCGACCGATTTTCGACCGAGTTGCTGGTGCTCTACAAGGTAGAAATACAAATAATGGGGAATATTATATTGGAAGTGTAAAAACGGAACCATCACAGGTATTCTCACCTTCTGGTGATGTTCCTGTTGACCAATTTGGTAGAGAAATTCAATCTCCTGTTTATGGACCACAAGAGTTGGCTCAACTTTATGAGGGACCTGGACAAGCACTTAACTTGGGTGCTAACGGGCCAACATACAGTAGTGGTGGTGATATTGTGGGTGGGTTCACTTGGGTGTCTCCGAAGTTTAAGGGCAATGCGGGAAAGTATGTTGGATTGGGTGGAGACCCAATTGCCGAAGACCCTGACTTTAGACCATCTGCCTACCAACCAACAGAATCTACAGAATTCCAATTCAGACAAGGGTCGATTATGGATGATACCCAACGTATCATTGACTCACAGCCAAGAGGAGGTAGAAGACTTCAACATGTCGGAAACGCAATTGACCAAGTATCGAAAGTGTTTAATGATGGGTATAAAGAAATCACAAAAGGTTCAAGAGTTAGAAGATATATTGGTGAAATCGGTGCCGAAGTGGGAATTGAATATTGTAGAATATTCCAAAAAGATACTCCGTACCTACAATACAATGACCTTCAAAAAACTGATGGTATAACCACCGAAGGAAGAAGATTCGCTTATTCGATATTTGACAAAACTTACAACCTTAATATTGCCCCCAATAAAAGAGAAGGTGGACAAGACTCTACAAATATTATAGGTGGACCTGAGGGATATGCTAAAAAGTATATGTTCTCTTTAGAAAACTTGGCTTGGAGGACTTCGAACAGACCAGGTTTAACAGTTTCTGACTTACCTGTGTGTGAAAGAGGTCCAAATGGGGGTCGGGTTATGTGGTTCCCACCATACGGATTACAATTTAACGAGTCTGTAAGAGCATCGTTCAAATCAACTGATTTTATCGGTAGACCAGAACCTGTATTTACCTACTCCAACACTTCTAGGTCGGGAACCCTTAATTGGAAGATAGTTGTCGACCACCCATCAGTGCTCAATATGTTGGTCAACAGAGTCTTAAACGACACCACCTTGAAACAAAGGGCAGATGAAATTTTGGATTCTTTCTTTGCGGGATGTAGGAAATACGACCTTTATGAATTGGCAAGAAAATATTACACCGTTAACCCAAATGACATTTTTGAAATTCAACAAAGATTGGAAACTAAAAATGTCACAAGAGAAGAAGTTCAGTATTATACAAGAACTATTCAAAGTGGGGGATTCAATACAACAAATGGAGGTACTGCAGGGGTTTCAACTATTGCTGGAAGTTCTTCCTCACAGGTGGCAAATTCGGGATACAATTACCAATCGATAGTCAATTTTGGTTTTTACTACGACAATGATATTCCTAAACCACCACCAGCTCAAACAACGAGCTTTCAGGGTTACTGGGATGCATACACTAGTCAATCGAATAAATCTAAATATCAATCTAAAAGTACACCTTTGGGTCAGGCAACGAATGTTGCGAATTTCTTTACTCAAGTTGTTGAGGGAAACAAACAAGCTATTGATGTTGCCCTACGTAGCTTGAGTGACGACTTAACGAATGACCCAAGCGCGACCGCAACAATTTTATTGGAAGGAACGGCTTCGGCGCCACAAAAAGTGGATTACAACCAAAGATTATCTGTAAGAAGAAATGATGCGGTAATACAATACATTGCATCCATTGGTAACTTAGGTAGTTTGATAGACGTACAACTGTTCATTCAACAAAGAGCGTCTGGTGAAACTTCAACAGTAACTGTAAAGGGTGTAAACCAAACCGAAAATTTTGGAACCTACAATTGTGCGAGTGTTGTTGATGGTGCCGATAACCTTTCAAGTGATGAGTTAATTTACACCATTAACGCAATGGCTTGTAGAAGAACTTCGATTGCCAACATTTCATATAACCCGTCAACCAAAATAGAAGAGGTTACTTCAACTGATGAAATACCTTTCTATAACACAGAAATCATTGAA